TTTTGATGGAACAGGTAACATATCAATAACAGCAGTAGTTGCTGATGATTCACACAATCATACAATTGCAAATGTTGATGGACTACAAACTTCATTGAACACAAAATATGCAAGTGGGTCGAACATTGTTGCTGGGACATTGACAACAAGTAATGCATCAAACAGTGGTGGGTATGTGAGGAATATGTATCAGTCAACTTCAGCACCAGTTAGTGGTGATGGAGCAGTCGGAGATATGTGGGTTCTTTACTCGTAATAAATAGAGTTAGAACTTTAAAAATTTAATATTAGGGAAATCGTAAATGGCAACAGGTTCACAGAAGGTCAAAACACCTACAGGTTGGAATGCAACCCAAGGTGCTTGGGTCAAATCGAGTTCAACAACATGGAAGTCTGTAGACCAAGTCTATGTTAAGACTCCTACAGGTTGGAATAACGCATCGGGTCAAACCAATGTGCAATCACCATACCCTTATATAGCATCTGCACAGAATCCGTACATTGCAAATGCTCAGCAACCGTATCCTTATACTGCTAATGCACAAACGTCTTATACTGCAAATGCACAGCAACCGTATCCGTACACTGCCAACAGTCAGACCCCATATATTGCTAATGCACAACAACCGTACCCTTATATTGCAAATGCACAAACAACTTATCAGGCAAATGCACAGCAACCGTATCCGTACATTGCTAATAGGACTATAGCATATCCTTATATTGCAAATGCTCAAACTCCGTACATTGCAAATGCTCAACAACCGTATCCGTACATTGCAGCGAGTCAGACACCTTATATAGCATCTGCTCAGCAACCGTACCCATACATTGCTAACCAACCTACAACATATCCGTATATTGCAGCTGGCCAGCAACCATATATTGCTAATGCACAACAACCGTACCCATATACTGCAGCTGGACAACAACCGTATATAGCATCTGCACAGCAACCGTATCCGTACATTGCATCGCAACCTACAACATATGCTAGACAGGGTCAAACGCCGTATCCGTACATTGCTAGTCAACCCATAACATATCCGTATATTGCACAAGCAAGACAACCGAATAATGCACAGCAACCACATAATGCACAGCAACCGTATCCGTATACTGCAGCTGCACAGCAACCATATATTGCTAATGCACAACAACCGTATCCGTATACTGCAAATTATCAGCAACCGTATATTGCTAACTATCAGCAACCGTATCCGTACATTGCAAATACACCTACAACATATCCGTATATTGCACAAGCAAGACAACCGAACAATGCTCAACAACCGAACAATGCTCAGTCACCGTACATTGCAAATGGACAATCACCATACATTGCAAATGCGAGACAACCTTACATTGCAAATGCGAGACAACCTAACAACGCACAGAATCCGTTTACGTTCCAAAATCCGTTTACGTTCTCGTTCAGGGCTCCATTTACAACTCAGTCACCGTCAACAACTCAGACTCCGTTTACATACCAAACACCGTTTACGTTCTCGTTCAGGGCTCCATATACAACTCAGTCACCGGCGAGCACAAGGACTCCATCAACACACAACACTCAGACCCCAGTTGCATATTTCTACTTCGGTGGTGGTTGCTTCGGTATAGACACAATGATACACATGGCAGATAATACACTACGTAAGATCAGTGAAGTTATGGTTGGAGATTCAGTAATGACCTTTGATTTCGGAAGTTCTAAACTGATACCTCAGAATGTAGTGACACTTATGGTTCCTAGAGATAACATTGAACTTTGGAATCTAGAACTATCTAACGGTAAGATACTAGAAGTTACTGGTGGTCATCCAATTCATACATCCGAAGGATGGAAGTACATTAATGAATCAGATTACCAACAAGAATTAGTCGATGGTGTAGTCCCTAAAGACTTAGATGTTGTGGGTCAAATAGAAGAAGGAGATGAGGTATTTGGTATATTCGAACAGGTAGTAGTAAAATCTATATCTAAAAAGGAAGGAACACATACCGTTTACCATCTATCAGACGTTGAACACACTCATAACTTCTTTGCAGAAGGTATATTAGTGCATAATATGGGAATGAAATTTTAAATGACTATCGGATACACAAGACAACCGGCAATTGTTAATACACAAACCCCTTCATCGCAGGCTAACCCAGCTAACGCACAGCAACCCAACATTGGTAATGCGAGACAGCCTAACTCTGCAAGGTCACCGAGTAACAATGCTAACCCAGCTAACGCACAGCAACCCAATATTGCTAGTGCAAGACAACCTAACTCTGCAAGGCAACCGTTTACATTCCAAGCACCATTTACCTATAGTGCAAGGACACCATTTACCTATCAGGCAAGGTCACCATTTACCTATCAGGCAAGGTCACCATTTACATTCAGGGCTCCATTTACGTTTCAGAATCCGTTTACGTATGCAAGACAGGCTAACACACCGACTACTTATGCTAGACAGGGTCGGACTCCTGCTACGTATCAGGCAAGAACTCCTGCGACATACATTAGACAAGGTCAGACTCCGTTCACTTATCAGAACAGATCACCTTTCACTTATATAAGACAAGGTCGGACTCCATTTACATTCAGGTCACCGTTTACTTTTCAGAATCCGTTTACATATGCAAGACAAGGTAACCAACCGACTACTTATGCTAGGCAGGGTCAAACACCGTATCCGTACATTGCTAGTCAACCGACTACTTATGCTCGTCAAGGTCAGACTCCGTTCACTTATCAGAACAGATCACCCTTTACATACATTAGACAAGGTCAGACCCCATTCACTTATCAGAATAGGTCTCCGTTCACTTATGCTAGACAAGGTAACCAACCGACTACTTATGCTACTCAGGGTCAGACTCCGTTCACTTATCAGAACAGACAGCCAGGCACTTATGCAAGACAAGGTCAGACTCCGTTCACTTATCAGAACAGATCACCAAGCACTTATGCAAGACAAGGTACACAACCTCAAACTTATGCAAGACAAGGTCAAACACCGTTTACTTACATAAACCAACAACCGTCTTCTTATGCAAGGCAGGGTCAAACACCATTTACATATAGTAATAGACAGCCAGGAACTTATATAAGACAGGGTCAAACACCTTTCACTTATATAAACCAACAGCCTAGTACATACATTAGACAAGGTCAGACTCCGTTCACTTATCAGAACAGATCACCAAGCACTTATGCAAGACAGGGTAGAACCCCAGTAATTAGATGGGACAATACTTTAACTCAACAATGGCCTGGTTCACCAGTCACTAGTTAACCCCCTAAATAAGAGTGAGAAATCACTCTTTTTAGGTTTTATATTATGAAAAAAATTACAACACTGGCGGAACTACAAACCAACTTACTCTCAGTAGACTTATCGACTGCATCAATGAGTGAGTTACGTGATCTACCCAATTTTCACTTAGGTCAAATTAACGATATCTTTAACATCACAGAGAAGGACTCTGAAGTCTACTCTATGTGGAGTTATATGTTCGAACAATTACCGCCTCTTAAGAAATTTACGTGGGGAGACTTACTGAAACACCGTAAAGGTAAAGAAAAAACATTTACTGGATGGGGTGGAACAGGACACCATTCACACGCATACAACAAGTTTATACCTCAAGGACACCCTTGTCCCGAACCCCCAAATCTTAATAAGCCTGGGCATATGGGATTCGGGTTCAAAGTAGATGACGAATATATTGATATTAGAACACTTACCGATATTGGAGACACCTACCCCGAAGAATATCTATCAAGTGTAGTGTATCATTCAACAAAAGCACACTGGTTAATACAATCCATTCAGAAAGAAGGACTCAGGTCTGCAATTCAGGGGTTCACATCTAAACAACCTAACGAAGACTGGTTTCAAATCGTTATCCACCCAGGCTCAGTTCGTTCTGCAGTCTTTGAGGAGATGGAAAACCCCGATATGGAACTCCTCGTATGGGACAACTGTAGGGTCTTAGACGACTTACCATCACTTACCCTAGACGAAACTCTAGAGTACTGGAGAACTGCTCTTAAGGCGGGTGGCAAGGGTTCTCAGGGTCATATGAGTGCAATCTGTGTCAACGGTGTTATAGAGTGGCAACCATCTCTTATCGATTTGGATTTTAGGTCTGAGGTCTATGACCACGGCAAGAAAGTACACAAATTGACTAAGGGAAAACCTCTCAATATCTATATCGGATACGACTCTACTATGGGTGATTTAGATAAGATATGTGAACACTCTATCCTAAAAAGTGTCGAGAGAGCTATACCGAAAGGTGACATCATGCCTCATTGTGGATTTATACCCGAAATTAAATTACTTGACATTTCCAAACTTCCCGACTATAATAGAGAGTATGCAAACCAAAGTACAGAGTTTACCTACAGTCGTTTCCTAATTCCGTATCTAGAGAACTATGAAGGTTTCAGTATATTCCTAGACAACGATTTCATATTCAAGAAGAATATTCTACCATTATTATTCTATCTCAATCCCGATGATGCAGTTGCTTGTATAAAGTATCCACACTACGAACACGACACTACTAAATTTGATGGTGAAGTGAACATCGACTACCCATGCAAACTATGGTCAAGTCTAATGGTATTCAACAACGGACACGAAGACTGTAAGAAGTTGACACCTGAAGTAGTGAACTCTTGGACAGGGAAACAGTTGCATCAATTTGAATGGACTGATAAGATTTCTCCAATACCACAGAAATACATCTTTGTTGAAGGGTATGATGACCCCGAAGAGAAGTGGGACTACAGTGGAATCCATTACACACGTGGTGGGCCTTGGATAAAAGGCATGGATACAAAAGACATAAATAATCTAGACGACTACTACAACTGGAAAAACCTCTATTCGAAATCGAGATAGTGAGTTATAATATTAACAGAGGACTTAAATTATGAGAAATGCACTAGTATACACCGAAGAGATGAAACTCTTTATAAGAAAACCAAACGGACTTGAATACGAGTTTGACAATGTTGATAAACCTGAACTGGGTTTTGACTACGATGTTATCGTCTATGATGACATTGAACAGAAAGTTGTAAAGTGGGATGACAGCCTTGGTAATTTTGATAATCAAGACAGAGTAGAACTAGAAGACTCTGAGAAAGAATCCATTGAAGCCTATATTGAACACTCAGAAGCACCAATGGGTGTCAATCTTAATTCCCAATTTTGTCAAAAAATATCTGAAGAAGTGTTATCTTCATTAAAAGACTGCACAAACTCATATGGTTTCGATGACCTAAATGAAGTATTGTTTGCAGGGAGAGAGGGTTCAAACCACCCCCACAGAAGCAATGCAAGACGAGTTATGGAATTTGGAGATGCCTGTTATAATGTTGGTGACCAAATCCAAGACACGATCATTGCGACTAGAGAAGATCAACTCGAAGTTTTTGAACACTATCAAAATTCTTTACCGAAATTTGACTTTGGCGTTGATCACCCGAGATAATTTCTATGGACTATACTCCAAAAGTAGTCTATGTCGATGAACCATTTAAGATACAAGACCTACCATTAAAGGACATTTATGTCCTTGACAATTGGTTATCTACAGAACTACACCATTACTTTGATAAGAGAATAGTTAGTTCTAGTATTTGGTCTAAGACTAATCAAGTGTCTTCTGATAGCCCTACTGGATTACCCCATCACAGTTTTTGGGGTGCGTCATGGTTTAGGGATAATGAAACCCCTGAGCAGGATGTTGTAACAGACCAGTTGTATTTTCCTAGATATTTAAACCGAAGACTTCAGATGGAGTTTGGGTTTAAGTGGGAACGATTTCAGTACATGGGATTGAATTCACAGACACAAGGACTAGATGGAACTACTCATAAAGATTGCCATGAAGATGATGAATGGAATCTTTCATTCTTGTATTACCCAAATAGATTTTGGAACCCAGCTTGGGGTGGAACCTTACGAATCTATGATGCAGAACAACAAGGTATACAGGGTAGAGCAGATCATATTAAGAATCACCAAATTGCAGAAGTAGAATTCAAACCTAATAGATTGATTATGTTTGATGGAAGACTACCTCACGGTGCAGATGCACCTAATCCGTCTGCAAGATACATAGACAGACGTTCAGTAGTAGTCCGAGGAGACGAGGTCAGATTACTAGAAAACGACAAGGAATTTTACGATGCCAACGATAGACTTTCAAACATATAATCCAACAACTTTACAGAACTTTAAACCAGTTCTGGCAAAGAATGTGGTTCCCGATTGGTGGAAAAAAGCGAAGGTTGGTGAAGCAATTAACGGAACCTTTCAACAGACCATAAGATCATGTCCAGCAATGGATGACTGGTTAAAGATGGGGTGGTATCTACTTGCAAACCGAGACCTACACGTTAAATGTGGAGTGTCAAATTTTGAAGAGGGGGACACTTCTTCGTGGTTTCATTTAGAAGACGGTGAGAAAGACGACTGGATACAATCCTATGAGTCTCAGTCACACCCATCTACTCAAACTTTAGATGCGTTCTCCTATTATGGTGCTGGTGAGAATGCACCCATAAGAGATGCATTTAAATGTAAGAATCCATGGAATATTAAAACCCCCAAAGGGTATTCATGTTTCTACTTAGACCCCTTTCTACATCAAAACAAATACTTTGCAACATGGCAGGGCATCATTGATACAGATGAGTTCAATGTGAACTTAGACAATGCACAGATCATTTTCTACCCTAAAGTCAATCACTCCTTCACAATCAAGAAGGGAACACCTTTATGTCAGATCATACCATTCAAGAGAGAAGAATGGGCAGGCACATACACAACAAATAGTATGGAATCGTATATAAATAATCTTACTGTGAAAAATTCGACTCAAGATAATATATCGATGACAGAAGCAAATGCATTAGATATCAAGAAAGAAAATATCAAAAGAGTCGGGCCATATAAAAAGAGGGGAATGTGGAAACCAAAACAGAAGTTCTTCAATGAAGACACTCCACCACCCGAGTGTCCGTTTCATGTTTCTGCAGAGAACCCAGCACCAAATGAGATACAATTAGAAATGAATTTTGGAGACGAAACAAATGGCAGTTAGACTACTATTCCCAACCCTACTTTTTCATAGAAATCTTTTACAAGAAGACTTAGATGAATCTAGAGGATTGACCCAATCATATATGACACATCTTGTTGAAGAGATGGATAGTATGCGGAGACGAGACCCGAAGGGGAGACAGGTCTCCAATCAATACACTGGTTGGCAATCCCATGATGGTTGTGAGAAAAGTCCTGCATTCACTAAATGTATGAATAGAATTGTTAAACTCTTTAATGACGAAGTGTTACCGTTTCATGGACTGGATACGAAAAATGCAAAAGTATCTATTGGCAACTCTTGGGCAAACATCAATGACAAGGGTGCATGGAATATGCCACACCTACACAATGGGTGTTGGTACAGTGGAGTGTTTTATATCAAGGGTGACGGAGATGAGGGTAGATTGCAGATGATAGAAACAGATGTTAAGGTCGTTGCAGATATGCCACATTCACCGAGAACTCCTTCCAATTTCGGGTTTGAATGCAAATCAGGAGAATTAGTTCTTTTCCCTAGTGGTGCAATGCACATGGTTGAACCAAATCCTACAGATAAAGAACGGTATTCTATATCGTTCAACATCAATATGGATTACCTAGGACAGGATGGAAACAAAGGAAACATCGAAAATTGGAACCCTGACGAATTTGTTTTCAATTTAGACACTAATGGTAACCCAATAACCGTGTAACGAGGAAACCATGTTCCTAAATAACTACATGGAATTTGTAGTCAGCCCAGTCGTTCTTTGGAACATCATCGTATCACTCATTGTATTTCCGATTGGTTTTATAGTGAGGTCGCTCACATCCGAACAAAAGCGGTTGGATATATTAATGAACAAAACCCGAGAAGAGATCGCAAAAGATTATGTCACTAGAGATCAAATTGAAGCAGATTTTAGCAGACTAATGTCTACACTTGACCGAATGGACGAGAAGATAGACAAACTCCAAACCAAAACATACTTCCAAGAATAGGTTCATAAACTGTATAAATAGTATTAGACGATTAATACTGGAATACAATTATGGCATCACCTAACAGCAAAGCAACATTTAAGTCCTACATAGAAAGAAAACTTGGAGCTCCTGTTCTCGAAATCAACGTGGACGATGACCAGTTTGATGACAGAATGGATGAAGCACTGCAATACTTTCGTGAGTTTCATTACGAAGGTGCAATCAAGTGTTACTTAAAACACCAACTTACTCAAGCAGAGATTGATTCGTTTAAAACAAACGAGACACATAACGCTGCAACAAGTGGTGGACAAGTAATAAGTGGACAGACTTACGGAGAAGGTCAGAATTACATTACACTACCCGAACATGTGTTAAGTGTAATACAAATTTTCCCATTCTCAAGTGGACAACAGTCTAATATGTTTGATATTCAATATCAACTTAGACTGAATGATCTTTGGGATTTATCATCTACGAGTGTTTTATACTACTCACAAGTACAATCACATCTTGCAATGCTAAACGACATATTAGTAGGACAGATTCCTATAAGATATAATATGCATTCTAACAGACTATACATTGACTACAATACGGCTAAGCTTACTGCTGGTGAGTGGATTATTGTTGAGTGTTATAGAATGATTGACCCAACAGACATGACAGATGTTTATAACGATATGTGGTTGAAGAAATATGCAACCAATTTAGTTAAGTATCAGTGGGGTGAAAACCTATCCAAGTTTAGTGGAATTTCATTGCCAGGCGGTGTTACACTAGATGCACAACAAATGAAAGAAGAAGCAAAAGAAGAGATATTAAGATTAGAAGAGGAATCACGAAATAACTTTGAGATGCCTGTTTTAGATATGATAGGATAACCTAATGCCGACTAATGTATTTTTTAACCATGCAGTCAGTACTGAACAACATCTCTACGAAGATTTAGTTGTTGAATCACTTAGATTCTATGGACATGAGTGTTACTACTTACCGAGAGCCCTTGTCGAAGAGGACACGATTCTTGGTGAAGACGTGCAATCCACTTTTGGTGATGCATATGCAGTTGAAATGTACATTGAGAACACAGACGGATTCGAAGGAGAGGGTGACCTTTTCAGTAAGTTCGGTGTTCAAGTACGTGACACTGCAACCTTCGTATTATCTTTAAGAACATGGGAGAGATTCATTTCCCTAGACTCAAACCTTGCAACAGCATTACGACCTAACGAAGGAGATTTGATCTACTTCCCTATGTCGGGTTCAATGTTCGAAATCAAATTTGTAGAACACGAGAATCCATTCTATCAAGTCGGTAAACTATTTGTATTCAAGATGCAGTGTGAACTGTTCGAATACAGTGGAGAAGATTTCGATACAGACATTGGTTCTATCGATGTTATTGAGAACGAACAAGCATACTCAATCGAGATGACCATGAACAGTGGTTCGGGTGCATATGTTATTAACGAACCATTAACACTATCAGGTGTTACGGTTGGTGAGGTGTCTGCATGGGCCTTCTCTACAGAAACCCTAAATATAGTACATAACACTAAGACACTTGCAGTTGGAGATTCTTTGGTCGGAACGATATCAGGATGTACTAGAACGATTGCATCTATTGTAGATGTGATGACATTTGCTAATGATGGTGGCGCACAGAATAAAGACTTTGAAGATAAGGATGGGTCATACTTAGACTTTAGTGAAACTAATCCATTCGGAGAACCATAAGAATGTTCGGTACTCATTTTTACCATGAAACGATTAAGAGAAGTGTATCTATATTTGGTACACTCTTTAATAATATCTATATCGAGAAGAAAAAATCAGACGGAACAGTCCTTTCAAAGAGTCTAGTTCCAATTTCCTATGGCCCTAAACAGAAATGGTTAGCAAGGTTAGATGACGAGAAGAACCTAAACGATGGTAACAGAAGTGCAATCAGTCTACCGAGACTTGCCTTTGAGATCAGTGGGTTTGAATATGATGCAACAAGACAACAAAACAAATTAATAAAAACCCAAAAAAATCAGTTAGAAGCTGCAGACACAGGTAAGAGGGGATTCCAATATGCACCAGCACCCTACAACATATCCTTTTCACTAGGCATTCTTGCAAAGAATGCTAATGATGCATTACAGATTCTAGAACAGATCATTCCTTACTTCCAACCCGAATACTCAGTTACAATGAAGATGGTTGATTCGATGAGTGAGACCCGAGATGTGCCGATAATATTGAATAGTGTAACAATGGACGATACCTATGAAGGAGATTTCTCTGAAAGAAGAGTAATCCAGTACAATTTAGAATTTCAAATGCAAATATACTTCTTCGGGCCAGTGTTTACTGGTGAGATAATCAAATCGGTTATTGAAAGAGACTATATTAACACAGGACTTGGTGGGTTCACAACGACACAGTTAGAAGCATCGGGACTTGTTAAAGAAGTTAAACATTACGAACCTGCGTTTGAAGAACGAACTAATAGTGTAGTGTCTGCATCAACCACAATTGCCTTTACTACTGCAATAAATAGTAAGATAAGTGCTTTAGATGAAGTATTTGGGACTGGGAATGCAACCGAACCGACTGTTGTGAGTATTGCTAGTGATAAACTATCGATAGTAGTCTCAAGTGCAGTAACACTAGGTGCAAAATCTAGACTGAAGTTCGTGGGTTCTGTTGACCCAATCGATACATTCGTGGTTGCAGAGACAGTGAGTTTTTATGATGACGGTGCTAAGTCTACATTCACAGAAGACAAGGTAACAGATGCGAGTTAATAATTATGGCAGACAAAATAGATAATCAGCTAAACGATATTTTAGATATCACAGGTGAGATTCAAAAAGAGACCAAAGTGGTCAAAATCCCAACAGCTTCTGAGTCTATGGAGAACGACTATAAGTATGGTCGTGAGACCCTCTACAGTCTCGTAGAACGGGGCCAGGACGCCATTGATGGAATCCTTGACCTATGTAAGGAAACCGAACATCCTCGTGCTTACGAGGTTGCAGGACAACTTATAAAGACCGTTGGGGATACTGCAGAGAAACTACTAGACTTGCAGAAGAAAATGAAAGATTTAAGTGATGAAAATGTTAATGTGAAGACTCAACACAACCATTTATATGTTGGTTCCACTTCTGAGTTGCAGAAGTTCCTCAAAAATGAAAAGAAAAAGAACTAGATGGTAGCTCCTACAAACCAAGGATATCTTGGAAATACTCAGATCAAAAGATCGGGTATTGAACAACAGTATACCGAAGAAGAATTTAAAGAATATCTGAAGTGTTCATCCAACCCTACACACTTCATTGAGAACTATTGTCAAATTATATCACTAGACGAAGGCCTTGTCAAGTTTGAACTTCGTGGATATCAGGCCAATCTAATTGAACACTACGATTCAAATCGATTCAATATAGTTCTTGCTTCACGTCAAAGTGGAAAATCAATTACCAGTTGTGCATACCTTTTATGGTATCTCCTCTTTCACCCCGAAGTCACTGTCGCAGTACTTGCAAACAAAGGTGCAATTGCACGTGAGATGATATCTCGTATCGTCACTATGTTAGAATCAGTTCCGTTCTTTTTACAGCCTGGAGTTAAGATTCTTAACAAAGGTTCAATAGAGTTTGCAAACGACTCGAAGGTCGTAGCAGCTGCAACGTCTTCAAGTTCGATTCGTGGACTTTCAATCAACCTACTATACCTTGATGAGTTTGCGTTCGTAGAGAATGCAGAGGAATTCTATACATCAACATATCCTGTTGTTACTTCAGGTAAGAACTCGAAGGTTATTATCACATCTACTGCAAATGGTGTTGGTAATATGTTCTACAAGTTATATGAGAGTGCAGTACAGAGAGAAAGTGAGTATAAACATTTCCTTATTAATTGGTTTGATGTGCCAGGCAGAGATGAGGCATGGAAGAAGTCTACCATTGCAAACACATCCGAGACTCAGTTCGAACAAGAGTATGGTAATAGTTTCCTAGGAACAGGTAATACACTCATCAATTCAAATTGTTTGTTAGGAATGAGGTCAATTGACCCTGACTGGAATAAGGATAACATAAATATATACACTAGACCCATAGAAGGTCATTCATATGTATGTACAGTGGATGTATCTAAGGGTAGGGGAATCGACTATTCCACGTTTAGTATATTTGATGTGTCGGTACAACCCTTTAAACAAGTTGCTACATTCAGAGACAATATGTTGTCTCCGATGTTATTACCCGACATGATTTCAAAATATGTTAGACCCTATAACGAAGCATTAGTAATCGTAGAGAACAATGCAGAAGGGGGGATGGTTGCTACTCAATTACACTATGATATCGAATATCCCAATGTATTTGTACAGGGGATGACCAAACAGGAAGATATCGGAGTGACGATGAACCGTAAGATTAAAAGAATCGGTTGTTCAACACTCAAAGAGTTGTGTGAGGAAAATCGTTTAGAGTTGGTCGATAGGGCCACAATAACTGAACTTTTAACCTTTATAAATAAAGGGACATCATACGAAGCAGCAAAGGGCTATCATGATGACATGGTTATGAACTGCGTATTATTTGCATGGTTTGTAACAACAGAATTCTTTTATCATTTAACGGACTCTGCGGTAAAGGACTTATTGTATTCAGAACAACAAAAGATGATTGAAGATGATATGTTACCTGCTGGAGTCTTTGGTGCAACCCAAGGGCCAGAAGAAGTAAGTTTTGTGGATACAGAAGGGGATAGATGGTTCCCCGCACAAGCTGAAAGAGAATAACAGTGTGTTGGTGAGTTTTTATTTGTTATAAATAAAACAGTAAACAACACTTTTTAAAAAAATGTTGATTTAAAATAAACAACACTTTTTACATTAACAGGAGTAAAAGTATGGCATTTCAAGTATCACCAGGCGTTCAAATCTCAGAGATAGATTTGACAAATGTTGTACCAGCAGTATCAAGCACAATAGGTGCTTTTGTTGGTTCATTCAGATGGGGCCCAGTTGGTGAAGTAATCACAGTTTCCGATGCAAAGGGTTTGGTAGATAATTTTTCGTCTCCTGCTAATTCAACATCAGCAGCTGAAGACTTCTATACTGCAGAATCTTTCTTAAAATATGGTTCTACACTAAGAATCGTAAGATCGGGGTCAACTGCCTCATTAATGCGTAGTGCAAACCACTCAGGTGACGCTACTTCATTATTGAAAAATAACGAAGACTACGTAAATTCTTACAAATCGGGTGCTTTAAACGGCACAGTCGGTCAATGGGTATCAAGATATCCTGGCGTTTTGGGAAATTCAATTAAAGTTTCTCATTGTGCTAGTGCATCTGCTTACTCTTCAACTAGTGCATCAACTACTAGTGGAATCGAGGCAATTGGACAAACAATTATTGCTGTTGTTTCAGGTGCAGCTTTCCAAGTCGGAGATGTTATAACCTTCGCTGGACAGACACAAGAATACAAAGTAACAGGTATTGCTAGCAACGATCTAACCGTTAAGTCATTAGGTCAACCAGCAAATACTGGTATAGTCACTGAAGTTGCAAGTGGAACTGCGATCAATAGAAAATGGGAACACCATTCACTATTCAACAAAGCTCCAGGCATTTCAAGTGGTGCAGCCCTCGCTGGTGCAACTGCTGATGAAATTCATATCGTAGTTATAGACGAAGATGGTGCTTTCACAGGAGCCGCTGGAACAGTACTAGAATCATTTGGATTCTCTTCAATGGCTTCGGATGCAAAAACACCTGAAGGTAGTTCACTCTACTATAAAGATGTAATTGCTACACAGTCAAAATACGTATACTGGTCAGGACACAACACTGCAACAGATTTAACCGCTGCAGAAGATAGAACACTTGCAACTTCCGTTGCAGACCCCTTTACAGGGCCGACAGCACCATGGGCAATATCATTAACTGGTGGTGTAGATGGAAGTATCAGTACTGCTGGTCAAAAACACGGTGACTGGACAACTCATTTCGGGGATGCAGAAACAATCGACATCTCATTCTTAATCGTAGGTTCCACAAGAACTTGGAGTGGGTCTGCAGAACAAGATACACGTGCAGATTGGACAACACTTGCTAATCAAGCAATTCTTCTTGCAGAAGCAAGAAAAGATTGCATGGTTATCTTATCACCTAGATATTCAGATGTCGTTGGTGTTTCAAGTGAGTCAACTCAATCATCCAATGTTAAATTAACTGCCGATACAGCAACTTCAAGTTCTTATGCAGTAATTGACAGTGGTTGGGTATACCAGTACGATAGATTCCACGATACATACAGATGGGTTCCTGCAAACGGACACACTGCTGGTATTATGGCAAGATCAGACCTTACTAGAGATTCATGGGTTTCACCTGCTGGATTCTCAAGAGGACAATACTTAGGTATCACTAAACTTGCTTTCAATCCGAAACAAGCATCTAGAGATGACCTATACAGAGCCAGAGTTAACCCAGTGGTTACCTTCCCAGGCCAAGGTACATTGTTGTACGGTGACAAAACTGCATTAAGTTCTCCATCAGCATTTGATAGGATTAATGTCAGAAGATTATTCATAGTATTAGAGAAAGCAATAGCAGTTGCTGCTAAAGCACAATTGTTCGAATTTAACGATGCTTTCACAAGAGCTCAGTTTAGAAGTGCAATTGAACCTTTCCTAAGAGATGTTAAAAACAGAAGAGGTTTAGTAGATTATTCAGTAATATGTGACGACACTAACAACACAGACTCCGTTATCGATAGAAACGAGTTCGTATGTTCAATTTTTGTCAAACCTGCTCGATCTATTAACTTCATTACATTGAACTTTGTCGCTGCCAGAAGTGGTGTCGAGTTTTCTGAAATTTATAGTGCAGTTTAAGGAGTATAAAACATGGCAACAATAGACCAATTTAAAGCACAACTAGTAGGTGGTGGCCCACGTGCAAACAGATTCAGAGTTTTCCTACCTCGTGCAGGAAACAAGATTGAATTTTTAGCAAGTGGTGCTCAAATACCAGCTGCAACAATAGAAATAACTCCAGTTAAGTTTAGAGGTCAAACTCTTAAACTTGCTGGGGATAGAACCTTTGCTGACTGGACAGTGAAGATCATCAATGACGTAGAATTTTCTGCAAGAACTGCTCTAGAAGCATGGCAGGAAGAGATACAAGGATTTGGTACTTCAGACGGTTCAACAACAACCGATTACCTCTTAAGTCGTGCCTATATTGAACAATTAGGTAAAGATGATTCTGTTCTAGCGAGATATGAGTTTTTTAATATGTTCCCATCCGAAATTGGTGCTATCGAACTGTCTTACGACAGTGGTGATGCATTAGAAGATTTTGATGTGACATTTGCTTTTTCTCACTGGGAAAGAACAGTCTAAGTAGAATAACAGTGAAATTAGCACTTTATAGGTGTTATAAATAATAGTATGGAAATATTCGGATTTGAAATCGCTCGTAAAAAAGACGAGCTACGTGCAACGACTATCAACAAAGGACAGTCGTTTGTTCCACCAGTTGATGATGACGGTACACCAGTCATCTCACAACAAGCAGGTGGGTTTATATCGGGTGGAGCCTATGGCTCCTATGTCGATATGGAAGGTGGTATCAAGAGTGAGATTGAACTCATTCGAAAATACCGAGAGACATCGCTAGTCCCTGAATGTGACTCGGCGATCGAAGACATTATCAATGAGTGTATCACATCGGATAGTTCTGATAGGATAGTCACACTCGACCTCAGAGATGTTAAACTCTCTGATAGTATCAGAAAGAAGATACAAGACGAGTTTACTAACATTCTATCACTAATGAAGTTCAATCAGAACTCTCATGAATTATTCAGAAAATGGTACGTTGATGGAAGAATTTACTTCCATAAGGTCGTTGACAGTAAACGCCCTAAACTTGGTATTGTTGATATTAGGAACGTTGACCCCTTGAAGATTAAGAAGGTCAGAAATGTTGAAGAAGAGAAAGGTAAGGACGGCGTAACAAGAATTAAAAAAATTGAAGAATTTTATGTCTTCAATGATAAAGGTTTTGATAAGACTAGTGCCGTAGAAGGTGCAACTCTTAGAATTGCCCCTGAGGCAGTATGTTATACTACTTCGGGATTGTTGGATTATAACAAAAATGCAGTAATTGGATATATGCACAAGGCATTGAAGACTGCAAATCAGTTATCGATGATGGAAGATGCACTAGTGATCTATAGATTGTCTAGAGCTCCCGAAAGAAGAATTTTTTATATTGATGTTGGTAATTTACCTAAGGCAAAGGCCGAACAGTATCTTTCAGAGACAATGAATAAGTACAGAAATAAACTTATTTACAATGCAGATACAGGTGAGATCAAAGACGACAGAAAACATATGAGTATGTTGGAAGATTTTTGGTTACCAAGAAGAGAAGGTGGTAGAGGAACGGAGATATCTACATTGCCAGGCGGACAAAACCTTGCAGAGATTGATGATGTAGAGTACTTCAAGAAGAAGTTATACCAGTCTCTTAATGTACCATCGTCTAGGATGGAATCAGATAATGGTTTCAACATGGGCAGGTCTTCAGAGATTAATAGGGACGAGTTGAAGTTCAACAAGTTCACAAACAGACTTCAGAAGAAGTTTGCTAGAGTATTTACAGATATCTTGAGAACTCAGATTATCTTAAAAGAAATTGCAAATGCTGAAGAGTTTGACAAGATTAAAGATTTTATCCAGTATGATTTTACTGCAGATAACCACTTCACTGAGTTGAAGGAACAGGAAATTTTTAAGGAAAGATTAGATGCACTTCAAAATGTATCAGAATATGTTGGTAAATATTTCTCACAAGAATATGTTAGAAAATATATACTACGACAAACAGAAGAAGAGATTGAGACCATTGATAAACAAATTTCTACCGAGAAAGAGGCAGGAGTTGGTGGAGACGAAGATGATGGTGGATTCTCACAGTATTAGGAGTAAATGATGAGTAGTGAAATAGCAAAAGAAATTGTAAATAGTATCGAAGCAGGAAATCTTAGTGATGCAAAAGATCAAATTGATCAAGGCATTAAAGAGAAAGCAGCCGAGACAGTAGACATGAAACGTGTCGGTTTACAGGTTGACTGGATGTCAACTACAACAGAACCACAAGGAATGTAATGAAGAGTTTCGTGCGGATTTCTAGAGAACTTAATGAGGCTAAGGTGAAACTACCTAGTGGTCATAAAGAACTCAAGACTGATATTGTTAAAGTTGGTGGTAAACCAACGACTATCACTTACACTACTGCAAAAGGCAGAGTGTCCGTATTCGTGAACGGTTCGGACTTTACAGGTGGTTCGCCATATAAGGATTTGGCTGCTGCAGAAAAAGAATTTAAAGACATCAAACAGGTTATGCAACAAATGGCTGAAGAAGGTGTCACAATAGAGGAAATCATTAATGAAATTAATAGCAGAGTTTAACGAGAATATTGCACCGATCATTACCGAATCAACAAACGGTAAGAAGGATTACTTCATTGAAGGTGTCTTTATGCAAGCAGACATCAAAAACCGTAACGGTAGAGTCTATCCAAAAGAAATTATGGAGAAAGAAGTAGGTCGTTACGTCAAAGAGTTCGTTGAGAAGCAACGTGCTTTCGGTGAGTTGGGACACCCTGAAGGGCCAACCATCAATCTCGACAAAGTATCACATCTTATCCAATCATTGACTCTAGAAGGGTCAAACTATGTTGGTAAAGCAAAGATTTTAAGTACTCCAAACGGTGAGATTGTAAAAGCTCTCATTAATGATGGTGCTAAATTGGGTGTATCATCTAGAGGTCTAGGTTCACTAGAGCAAAAAGGTAATGCACAATACGTAAAAAACGATTTCCAACTTGCAACTGCAGGCGATATCGTGGCAGACCCATCTGCCCCTGAGGCATTTGTCGAAGGAATCATGGAAGGTGTTGAGTGGATTATGGGTAAAAATGGAGTGTTAACTGCCGTGCAGGCAGAAGACTTCCAAAAAACCCTCAAGTCTGCACGACTAAATAACTTGGAAGAAACTAAGTTAAATCTATGGAAAAGGTTCGTTGAGAACCTCTAACATATAAATAAATTAAGTAGTTCATTAAGAATTAATAACAGGAGTAAAAAATGGCAGATTTAGAAAACAACCTAGAAGGCATACAAGAAGCAGGTCAACCTGATTCTAAAGCCGAGAAAGGGGATTCAAAAACAGTCAAACAAGGTTCATCAGATGCTGCGACTATTGGTCAAGGTAAAGTTGATGTCGTCAAACCCGAAGAAAATCCTGTTGACAAAGCTGTTGCAGCGCAAAAGAAGGCAGAAGCTGGAGTGAAAGTCGTATCGAACGACCCACAACAGAAGAATGCTGGTAAAGCTGACAAAGCAGATTCAATCAAAGAAGATGAGAAAGAGTCTAGTAAAGACGTTCAGAAATCTACTAAGATGGAATCGATCAAAGCTATCGTCAACAACATGAAGGAAATGACTAAGGAAGAAATCTCGTCTGTACTGGGAACAGTATCAGAAGAGGAAGTTGACGAAAGTTTGACAAAGGCTGAAACAGCAAGAAAAGTAGTAGAGTCTTTGAAGTCTATGGACGAAGAAGCAGTTGCTAAAGTTCTTGAAGGTTTTAATAAGAAAGAAGAAGAAGCAGACGAAGACGAAGAAGAAGTAAAAGAAGAAGTGGAAACTTCTCTTGAACTTGAATCATCTTTGGTAGAAATTGAAATAGATGACGACCTATCTGCAATTTCAGAAGCATTAGAACTTTCTGAAGAAAATGCTGAGAAAGCAAAAACAATATTCAAAGCTGCAGTTTCTAGTAAGGTGCAGGAAGTATCTGAGACTCTTAGAGCTCAATACTCAGAAGAATTAAAAACCACAGTTGAGACTGTCAAAGGCGACCTTGCGGAAGCAGTTGATAAGTACTTAACATATTGTGCAGAAGAGTGGACGAAAGAAAACGAACTCGCAATAGAACGTGGTTTGAGATCAGAAATGACAGAAAACTTCATTGAAGGACTGAAGACATTGTTCGTAGAACATTATGTTGACGTTCCTGAAGACAAGTACAATGTTATTGATGAACTCGCAAATCGTCTCGATGAGATGGAATCTAAATTGGATGGTGAAGTTCAGAACAATATGGACATCACTGAAGAATTAGAAACACTCAAGAGAGTGAACGTGATATCAGCTGCGTCTTCGGACTTAACTGATTCACAAAAAGAGAAATTATCTTCACTTGCAGAAGGTGTTGAGTACAAAACTGAAGAGGACTTCGCTGAGAAGATTTCTGAAGTTAAGAATGCGTACTTCCCTGCTGAAGGTGGTCAAAAGATAGTTGAAGAAACTCTAGTAGTTGAAGGGGCAAATGAATTCGAAGTTGAAAAGACCGAGAAAGTTCTTGACCCAATACTTGCTAGATATTCACAAGCAATTAGTAACCACAGACCTCTATAGGTCTTAGGTTATTTTTTTTAAAGGAAAATAAAATGTTTTTATCAGAAAACTTACAAGAAAAGTGGTCACCGATTCTAGAACACTCCGATCTTCCAAAGATCGAAGATAACTACAAACGTGCTGTAACTGCTGTTATTCTTGAAAACCAAGAAAAGGCTCTTAATGAAGATAGAGTTAACCTTGGTGAGGCAGCACCTTTAAATGCTACTGGTAGTGCGATTTCTAACTGGGATCCGATTTTGATCTCATTAGTTCGTAGAGCTATGCCAAATCTCGTTGCTTACGACATTTGCGGTGTTCAACCAATGACTGGGCCTACTGGTCTTATCTTTGCTATGAAAGCAAGATATAATGACTACATGACTCAATCTGCTATATTATCTAAAACAGAAGCTATGGGTGTCAACGAAGTTGATACTGAATTCTCATCAACTGCATCACCTGAAAGTGGTAAAGCTGGTGTTAATGTTCAAATCTCAGACCCTTTTGATACTTCAAGTCCTTCGTATGAAGATACGACTGGTACTGGTATGACTACAGCTCAGGCTGAAGCATTAGGTGATGCAACTGCAAACGGTTTTGCTTCAATGGCATTCTCTATCGAGAAAGCTACTGTTACTGCAAAGTCAAGAGCATTGAAAGCAGAATACACACTAGAATTAGCACAAGACCTTAAAGCAATCCACGGTCTTGATGCGGAATCAGAACTTGCAAATATTCTTTCATCAGAAATTCTTGCGGAAATCAACAGAGAAGTTGTTAGAACAGTAAACTCACAAGCCAAACTCGGTGCAGCCGATACAGCTAGTGCAGGTACTTTCAACCTTGACGTAGATGCAAACGGAAGATGGTCTGTTGAGAAATTTAAAGGTCTATTGTTCCAAATCGAAAGAGAGTCTAACAAAATTGCTAAAGAAACAAGAAGAGGAAAAGGTAACTTTATTATCTGTTCATCTGATGTTGCTTCTGCACTTTCAATGGCTGGTGTATTAGATTACGCTCCTGCTCTTTCTACTAACCTTAACGTTGACGATACTGGTAATACTTTTGCTGGTCTTCTAAACGGACGTGTTAAAGTTTATATCGACCCATATGCTGGTGTTGATTACTTGACAGTTGGTTACAGAGGTTCAAACCCTTATGATGCTGGCTTATTCTACTGCCCATACGTTCCATTACAAATGGTTCGTGCAGTTGGTGAGAACACATTCCAACCAAAAATCGGTTTCAAAACTAGATATGGTATGGTAACAAATCCATTCGTAGGTGCTACACCTTCTGACGGACTTGCTACTGCTGGAACTAACCAGTATTACAGAAAATTTGCAGTGTCAAACATTCTGTAAGGTTATTCTTAACCTCATTACTTCGGTAATACTAAAAAGGACTCTTTCGAGTCCTTTTTTTTTGGCTTTGCAGTGGCACGTTGCAGTATCAGAAGTCACCCTCTGCAACTTGAACAACAGTGATACCTCTTGCCTTCCACATTGCAACAACTTTGTTTCTGTCATCGTATACAAGGTCAATCTTACCACCAAACTCTTCGAATTTATCTGCAAGGTCGGACTTGAACACTTCATCGGGTCTGAAGTCACCTTCGGGTCTAAGGAACAATCCTTGATGACCCTTACCAATCCACTCATCAATCTGAGCTTCAGTAAGACTTCTTTGTGACTCGTTTCTTGCAGAGAAGAATGCAACATCATGTCCGTCTTCAATGTGTTTCTTTGCAAGGTCACACACCCATTGTACAGGAGTGTCAAATCTAGTCTGTTCTTTGAATGATTTCCAGTCGGTAGGTTGTTGGGTAACATGATGTCTCCTATGCTCTACATCAGCAATAGTACCATCAACATCAAAAATTATAGTTTGTTTTTTCATGAAACACCACTAGTTATAAGTGCAAATAGAAACAATGACAATCCTTGTAGAAAGTCCTTATCCAATAGTCCAAGTTTTTTTATTTTTTTCATACCTGATTTCCTCATTATATACATAGTATACCAAAAAATGAGGGTCATTGTCAAGTCTTTTTTGTTTGTCTAAATACTAGTGTAAGAATAATCTTACATACACACAGGAGACTATTATGTCCACAAAATCAGGGTTCGAAATCCGAGCCGATCTACTATCCCAAGCACAAGGAATTCTTACTGATAATTATCAGAGAGAAGTCGATGCTGTTTATCTACACAATGATAACAATCCCAATGAGAAGAAACCCTTACCATTGAGAGAGATTATGGGAGATGAAATCATTCTAGTTGCAAGACAACTAAATGAGTTTGTTACTGAAAAGTAACGATTTGGGGGGAAACCCCCATTTTATTTACCTAAATATAGGTATACGGAGAATATTATGAGTGAATACAAAAAAACAGTGAAGGTTCTAGAGGGGCCATGGGAAGCAGAAACGTTTCCACAAGGTGAGGAGACAACGGATGTTATCTCTAGGAAGACCGTAACGACATATATCCAAGATGGATATCTATGTGAGAACACAGTAACGAGAGAGTATAGAGATAACGATTACTTCGATACCTCTTCTACTAAAAGGATAACAAGAATACATGGCTAGCATTAACAAATCAACTCTCAATAAGAATAATTTTAAACTTATTATTGATAAACTTCCAACAGTCGAGTACTTTGTACAGTCGGTAAACATTCCTGGCCTGTCCTTTACAGAAGTGGAGTTTGGTGCTGGTGTTGGTCTTGATGCATTTTTCCCAGGCGACAAAGTAACCTTCGATAACCTTGAAGTGACATTCCTAGTCGATGAAGACTTAGAGAACTTCAAAGAAGTCTATGATTGGATTGGTGCAATTGTTCCTATACACGACTCAGGTGACTTTAGTAAGTGGACTGATTCTAAATCAACTAGAGGTGTCCTTGCCTCAATAGACAATGACCTTAACCAGTACAGTCAGATTACACTAGTAACAAACACTAACAAAAATATACCCAACAAATACTTCAGGTTCTATGACTGTTTCCCAACTGCACTTAGTGGCATGGAACTCAAGTCAGGTGAGTCAGGGGAGGCAGTCACATGTACTGTAACCTTTAGATTCACATACTACGACATAGAATCCACTAGTTAAAAACCCCTTTTCGTGATATAATTATAGTATGAACTTAGATGAATTGAAAATTGAGTGGACGAAAGATTGTGAGATAGACGATATCGAATTAGATACTGCATCTCTAGAAGTCCCTAAACTCCACGCAAAATACCAAGATTTACTTACCAGTAAACTAATCCTTGCAAAAACTTACGAATATAAGTATAACCTATTGTTGAAAGATAAGTGGTTGTGGTACAACGGTAAGATGGACTCAGATAGGATTAATGAACTAGGTTGGCCACACGACCCATTAGATGGTGTGTCTGTTATGAAAGCAGATATGCACTACTTCTATAATGCAGACCCCGATCTAGCACAACTAAAAGCACGACAAGAACTATTGAAAATAACTATAGATTTTCTTAAAGAATGTATGCAAAACATTACTTGGAGACACCAAACGATTAAGAACACAATCGATTGGAGAAAGTTCATGGCTGGGAGTTAATTATGATATTAGAAAATTATATTTGGACTGCACCTTCATTCTTCACAAAGGAAGAGGTTGCTCAAATCCATGTTGCATCTGAAAAGTTGCCGTTGAAAAATTCAATGATTGGACAGACCAATCGTACCCAAGACTCTGAAGAGTCGTCTTCAGAGGGTAAGACAGACCATTCTATTAGACAGGGTGGTAACAAGTGGTTCATCAATGAAGAAAATCATATGCCGGCACACCTCAATGAGAAGATGGCAGCTGCACTTAATCAGGCAAACATGGATTCACGATGGAATCACACCATTGAGTATCAAGAAAATCCTCAGTACACTATTTACAATGCACCCAAAGAAAAAAAAGGTGGTGACTTCTATACATGGCATACAGATGCCGGGCCGATACACTACGATAATGGAATGCACAGAAAGTTATCAATGACTATTCAGTTATCAGAGCCAGATGATTATGAGGGTGGACACTTTCAGTGGTTAGAACCTCATAGACAATTTGATCGTCTAAAGCAAACAGACAACACAATCAATATTGAAAACAGTATTCAAACAGTCCCATTCTCTGCCAGAGAGATAGGAAGTGTCATTGTATTTCCATCATTCTTATATCACCAAGTAACACCTGTACTATCAGGCTGTAGAAAATCCTTGGTAGTTTGGTATGTTGGAAAACCCTATGTCTAAACCCATCGTCACAGTAACCAAGCTTGATGAAGTCTTCATGCAAGTTAATTGTCCCGATGACGGACTGGCAAAAGACCTGTTCGATTTCTTTTCATACATGGTTCCTAATCACAAATTCATGCCATCATTCCGTTCAGGGTTTTGGGATGGTAAAGTAAGACTATTTTCAATCAAGACAAGAAAAATTTATATCGGTCTACTCCCATATGTTGATGAGTTCTGTAGAGAACGAGGATACGACTTTCGGGGGGTGCATGATGTAATAGGTGAGAAGATTAGAAACTTGCCTGAAGTAGAAAAGGAGTTCAAACAACAACTAAAGTCGTGGGACATTCCAATGGTTCCTAGAGACTACCAATTAGAGGCATTCAAAAGTGCAATCGGATATGGACGGCAATTACTATTATCTCCAACAGCAAGTGGAAAGTCACTTATCATTTATATGTTGGTACGATGGTTTAATACTAAAACTGTCATCATTGTTCCTACTACATCACTTGTAGAACAGATGACAAAAGATTTTCAGGAGTACGGTTACAAAGACCCGATCTGTAAAATCTATTCTAAACAACCAGTCTTCGATGCAGACATTACCATTACAACATGGCAGTCATTTGCAAAAGCCCCCAAAGAAGTACTTCAATCATTTGGAATGGTTGTAGGAGACGAGGCACATTTATTTAAAGCAGATGTACTGAAGGGTATCCTAGAGAAGATGAAGGACACTGCAATACGAATTGGTACGACAGGTACACTGGACGGAAGTGAAGTCCACAGACTACAACTGGAAGGTTTGTTTGGCCCAGTGAAGAAAGTCATAACTACAAAAGAATTGATGGATGAGGGAACGATTGCAAATCTTTCTATAGATTGTGTCATACTACGTCATACTAAACAGAAGAAAACTACCTATGTGGATGAGATGGATTATCTCGTATCTCACGAAGGTAGAAATGACTTTATATGCAACCTCGTGTACAGTCTTAAAGGAAACACCTTGGTGTTATTCCAGTACGTAGAGAAACACGGTGCTGTCCTACACAACAAAATGATGAAACGATTGGATGATCAGTTACACTATGTGTACGGTGGAACAGATGTGAAAGACCGAGAAGAGGTGAGAGTCCTTGTTGAGAAAGCAAACGATAATGTTATACTTGCATCATATGGAACCTTCTCTACAGGTGTAAACATTAAGAAGATAGATAATGTAGTCTTTGCATCCCCATCTAAATCACGAATTAGGAACTTACAATCAATTGGTAGGGGTCTAAGAAAGGCTGAGGGAAAGACCACCATGAGATTGTTTGATATTGCAGATGACCTACAATGTAACAATTATACCCTGAAGCACCTTAAAGAACGTATAAATATATACAACGAAGAAGGATTTTCATATGAGATTAAACAGTTCAATTTAAAATGAAACATTTAAACGATATACATATGGGGTACTTCAAACATCTTGCTCATGCATGGAGAATGGCATTCATTCTTATTGTTCATGGGTTCTTTCCATGGGTATGGGAAACAAAGGTGAGTGATGAAATTATGTCATACCACAATGAGGAGGCCGAGAATGAAATATGAAGTTGTAAAACTTAGGACTGGTTCTGAAATCTGTGGAATGATAAAGGACATGGATGAGTGGATTGAAATCACACTCCCAATGATATGTCAATTGACTAAGATGGGAGCTATGGAAACTCTTGCTACGTTCATACCATACGCACCTTTAAGTAAAGATTCTATTATCACCATTGCAAGAGATGATGTGATGCATAGAAGTAACTTGAATGAACAGTTCATACCGTTTTACGATGAAGCATCTTCTAGATGGTTAACCATGGTAGAGTCTGAAACAATTCCATTAACTAACAAGATGCCTACTAGGGAGATGGTATCACGAACAGTTGGTGCCATGTTAGAGAATATGACAGACGAAGAGTTGGATGCTTTTGAAGATGAAGAATTGATGGATGACCTTACTCCACCTATGGATAAAGCATTATTGCATTGATCAAATGATGCACTTTTTGTTTGTCTAAATATCCGTGTATAATTAAATATACAAATAACTTATATAACTAAAGGAAAACCATGTCCACAGCAATTATGATTGCGAAGAGCATGGTACGAAAAGCTAGAGAAGTTTCAGATAACAGATTCGTCTGTAAGATTTGTGACACTATCGAATTTCTAGTGCTGTTGACTCTTCCGTTTGCCCTCCCATTTCTTGTGATGATCACAACAATCAAGGGATATTAAAACAACACCCAAAACCCAGTGCAGAGGTAATTCTTTGCACTAATTTTGCAACCCTAAATAAATGTATGAAGAAGAATAAGGTGACACGTCCTGTATCCCTTATTAGTATATTCCCCTTGGGACATATTAATTTTAACACAGATTTCTGAGGAGTCAAGTGGGTTTCTCAAAATACTTCAAATTAATTAAATTCAATAATCACTAAAAACCCCCTTGTCAATACCCGATTTATCCGTATAATAGAGGTATGACTACTAAAAAAGCAATCAAGAAAGACCCAAAGAAAGCAGTCCATTACGTATCCAACAAAGATTTCACAATTGCTGTTGCAGAATATGTTGTACTCCTTAAAGCTTCAAAAGAAAACGAAACCGAGAAACCTCGTATGTCAGAGTATATCGGTGAGTGTATCTATAAGATTTCTACTCGACTATCGACTAGACCTAACTTTATAAACTACACATATAGAGACGAGATGATTTGTGATGCAATCGAAAACTGCATACAATACATCGGGAATTTCAATACAGAAAAGTCTAACAATGCATTCGCATATGTTACTCAGATTTGTTACTATGCTTTCCTACGAAGAATACAAAAGGAAAAGAAACAAGTCTACATTAAACAGAAATCAACCATGGAATCAAGTATCACTATGGATTCGTTTTCTACTATAGATGGTCAACATGACCCCATGCTCACGAATACAAATGTCGAATGGTTACAGGAACACATGAATCACGTAGAGTATGCACCCCGAAAATCAAAAAGAGCAGCAAGCAAAAAGAACAATTTGGAAACAAACTTCTCTGAAGAAGAACCAAATCCAATAGAGGACTAAATTATTAAGATCGCTATATTAAATGACACCCACGCAGGTGTTAGGTCGGATATGATAGAAATGGCAAAGTATCAAGGTCGTTTCTACGAGGAAGTTTTCTTCCCATATCTAGATGAACATGATATCAAACAAGTTATCCACTTGGGAGATTACTTTGACAGACGGAAGTATATCAACTTCTCCAGTCTTGCAGAGAATAGGAAGCACTTTATTGACCCTTTGGTCAAGAGAGGAATTCACATGGATTTGATCTTGGGTAATCATGACACCTATTATAAGAACACCAACGATGTAAACTCCCCCGAACTGCTACTGTTCAATGAGAGTAACATCAATGTGATACAAGAACCTCAAATTAAAGAGTACGATGGATTTAAACTTGCACTAGTACCGTGGATTAATCCCGAGAACTATGCAGACTCAGTTGAGTTCTTATTGAACGCACCCAGTACACATTGTTTCGGACACTTTGAGATCGAAGGTGCATTGATGCAGCCTGGATTTAATTGTCCACATGGACTAGATCACACATACCTAAAAAGATTTGAACAAGTGTTGAGTGGACACTTCCACCATAAATCTGAAGTGGGCAATGTTAGATACCTAGGTTCTCAAATGCAATTCACTTGGTCAGACTATAATGACAACAAGTACTTCCACATCTTTGATACGGAGACTTTGGAGATACTACCTGTTCATAATCCGATCACGATGTTCGAGAAAGTCTTCTATGACGACACTAAGTTCGAAAAATTCGAAGACATTAATGATATGGATTTCTCAAATGTTGCAGGAAAGTTTGTAAAGCTTATCGTTATTAATAAGGACAATCCATATTGGTTCGACACATTCCTTGATAAAGTACACGCACAAAATCCGTTACACTTACAAGTAGTTGATGACAACAAACACATGGACTTCTTTGGTGACGATGATATGGAAGACATTGAAGACACTCTTACTATACTAGGAAAATATGTTGACGGACTAGAGATACAAGGGAAGAAAAAACCCCTTAACGAATTGATGACTTCATTGTATAATGAAGCTTTAGATCAGCACAACTACTTATGATTATATTTAAAAAAGTACGGTGGAAGAACTTACTTTCATCGGGTAATAACTTTACCGAAATACAACTGGATTCCCATCAAACTACACTGGTTCTAGGTGAGAACGGTGCAGGGAAATCTACACTACTAGACGCAATGTGCTTTGGTTTGTATGGACGTGGGTTCAGAAACCTCAAGAAAGAACTCCTTATTAATAGTGTAAACGAGAAAGGACTATTAGTAGAAGTAGAGTTTACTATCGGTAGACGTGAATACAAAGTTATCCGTGGTGCAAAACCAAACAAATTTGAGATACACGTGGATGGTGTATTCGTTAATCAAGACGCAACAGTAAGAGACTATCAAGAACACTTAGAGAAGAACATTCTCAAGATGTCGTATCGTTCATTTACACAAGTTGCAATTCTAGGTAGTGCAAACTTCGTCCCCTTTATGCAGTTGAAAGCCAAGGACAGACGAAACCTTGTAGAAGACCTACTCGATATTAGTATCTTTAGTACGATGAGTGATATACTGAGAAAAAGAGTATCTAACCACACTGTAGAGATTCGAGAGAACGTCCATGAGATAAATATCATGGAAGAAAGAATTCAAGGATTGTCCTCACAACTAGAAGCATTACGTGAGAACCGAGATCATAAGATTGGTAAGTTTGAAACAACTATCAACGAAACCAACACGAATATTGAAGACCTTTTAGGAAAGGTAGACGAGAAGACTACCGTTATCGGAGAGAAGACCAGTTCTATCTCTGATAGAGACCCACAAGGTGACCGACTTAAACAAGCAATGGATATTTCCAAAACACTGGAAACTAAACGACAACGCATTATTAAGGAGATTGAATTTTATGAGTCAAATGATAATTGTCCAACCTGTAAGCAGGATTTAGATGAGGAACACAAAGAAACTCACGTTGCAGAGAAACAGGCAAAGAAGGAAGAGTTGGCACTTGCACTTGAGCAAATCGCCAGAACCATCGAAGATTCCACCAATAGAATGGAGGAGATTAGAAGAGTCCAAGAAGGAGTAGATTCCCTTCAACGACAAATCTCAGTTCTCCAATCAGAAATTGTTTCAAACCAAAAGTACATCGGCAAACTTCAGAAAGAGATTGAAGACCTAAAGACAGAAGCTTCGGTTAATAACAATGCACAGGATATGATTGACGACAACGAAGAGAAGTTGGATATACTACACTCTAAAAAAGAGTCCCTTGTATCACAGGGACACTACTACGACATTGCACAAACATTGCTCAGAGATCAAGGTGTTAAACAGAAGATAATCAAACAGTACGTTCCAGTGATGAACAACATGATTAATAAATACCTTGCATCCCTAGAGTTCTTTGTTGGGTTTGAATTAGACGAATCTTTTGAAGAGACTATTAAGTCTAGATTCCGAGACGTATTCAAGTACGACAATTTCTCCCAAGGAGAGAAGATGAGGATTGACCTTGCCCTTCTGTTTACGTGGAGAACTATTGCAAGAATGAAGAATAGTGTGAACACTAACCTATTGATTTTAGATGAAGTGTTCGACTCGTCTTTAGACACAAACGGCACAGATGACTTCTTAAAGTTACTAAACACCTTGACAGAAAAGACTAACTGTTTTATAATTAGTCACAAGGGTGAAGCACTCTACGATAAATTTAACAATGTTATTCGATTTGAGAAGCATAAAAACTTCTCACGAGTTGCAGAATAGATAAATAGTATTATGAAAACATTTAAAGAACATCTGTTAACCGAAACCCCGATGGCAGCAAATTTCGAGGATATCTATAAACGCAAGAATAAAGATAAGTTCTTAGACAAAGCAGTCAAGGGTGAACTTGAATTAGAAGCTGGTGGAAAGATGAAAGCAATTTCAAAGGATGACTTTGCATTAAAGACCCTTATGTCAGTGGATAGTGAAGATGCTATCGAAGACAAGCCTGCAATTAGAAAACACCTGAAGACTAACTGGGGTATTGGTAAAATCGGTGACATTAGTAAGGATATGAACGGCCTTTCTAATAGAGAAGGTGGTAAGAATCCTAGTGGAGAAGATTGGGAATCTCTCATTGCAGTTGCAGTAAACCAAATCAATGGTCTTAAATATAACATTGGAGCTGAGTGGGAACGTGCAGAAAAGTTTTGGCCTGATTACGAACTCCAAGCAATAAAACTAGGCAAGGAATTTATCAGTAAACTTAAGGTTAAGAGTCTCAGACAATTAGGTTCATCAACCGCTGCAACATCCGCAACATGGGATGCACCTAACAAGACACCTAAAACAGATTTAATAGACGGTAAACAACACATATCACTTAAGATGCATGGTAACTCTCAGTTGATGTCGGGTAAGAAAGAAGAGGTTCTTGCAACCTTTAAAGCTGCCCAAGAGGAGTTTGGAGAATCTACAGCAGGAAAGGTGGAAATCAAAAAGGTTATGGATACTCTTGAAGAGAAGATGATTACATTAACAAATAAAGGTTCAGTTAAATCGATTGACGCTTTGAGAGGAAAGACTGACCTTTCAGACAAAGAATTGGAGAGAATTGCAGAGTTAGACCAAGGTCGATTACAAGCAAAAGAAATCAATGATGAATTAGACAAGATATTTCAATCACTACCTTTTAAATCACACGTTGCATTTGAAGCTGCAACAGGTAGAAGTAAATTTGCACCATCCCCCGAGGCAGTTGCAAACTTAGTAGTAGTGTTCAAAGAGAGTGGTAGTATATCAGATACATTAAAACTAGACACGGCTGCATCAGCCGGAATGGTACTTGCAAAGGGTAATGATTTTTATGTGTCCTTTAAGAGTGGTGGTGGTAATAGTTCCAAACCATATCTTTCATTGAGAACTAGAAAATTAAAGCTGACAAGTTTAAAAGCGGTTAATGCCTCCTATGCAGATGATACTTTCCGTAGTATAATTATGGAAGAGATAAACAAAGAAGGGTTACTTACAGAAGACATGCAACAACTAGACGAGTTTGCATTATTTAATAAACTTGTAAGTAAAGTTAAAGATGTGTCAAAGTCAGTTATCAGTAAAGTTGGTAAGGCAATGAAAGCTATCTTAGAAAGAGTCAAGAAAGCTTTCCAGTACATTTACAAACTAGGTAGACAAGCAGTCAGGGGATTAATGAACTTCTTTGGCGTGAAGCTCGATAAAGTGAAGATAACCAAAACTGGTGGAATGGTATCACTAGTATAACAGGATAATTATGTACGAATTGATTCAGGAGGCCTCAAAGGTCTTAAGAACACCACCACTGGTGTTAGATTTCGAAAACCCATCACACGACCCAAAGGACGTGGAAGTAAAACTTGGAGAGGCAATGACCAAATTTGGTGGCCTCGGTTTGAGTGCAAACCAAGTGGGGTTAGATGTTAGATGTTTTGTAATGAGAACTGCAGACGCAGGAATCCAGTGTTTCTTCAATCCTGAAATCACCAAAGTATCACAAGAGACAGACCTACTTAAAGAAGGGTGTCTATCTTTCCCTGATATATACCTCATGATAAAACGATCAAGAGTCGTTGAAATGAAGTATCAGGATTCGGATGGAGAAGAACATTTTCTCATGTTAGAAAATATTGGAGCAAGATGTGCTCAACATGAAATTGATCATTTAAACGGAATCGTGTTTTTACAACGTGCTTCCAAATTGAAACTAGATCGTGCATTAAAGTCGCGACCAAAAGAAAAAGCGAAACGATTAGAATATGAAAAAAGAGCAGCCGTCGCAAAGTACATCCAGTCCGTTCAATCTGCTAAAGATTCCGAACCTCGTGAGTCAGCAGGAACAACAGGCACTAGTACACTACCACAAGACGCATCACCACAAACGTAGTATCGGAGACGGTAGTGATTACCGTGGGATAGATTACGTACACATACACACCCAGTGGGTGAGAGACATCTTCAACAGGATTTCGTATCAGTGTGTGGGTGATATTCGTAAATGCACAGATCAAGTAGTGTATCCCGAAATGATTTCTCTAAATGAATGGCCAATTGGTGGATTTCAAACCCCACATTTGGATACTTATTCAACTCAAGAAGAAAAACATGACTTAATAGAGGATATCCCTAGCAGGGAATGGACTCTAATCTTATACCTAAACGATGAATTTGAAGGTGGAGAGACCTTCTTCCCCGCAGAACGTTACACGCACCATCCTAGGGCCCGTGAGGGGGTATTATTCCAAGGTATATACCTTGAACATGGGGTCAATCCTATTAGACGATGTCCACGACATACTATTGCAATGTGGTTCAGCACGAATCCCGATAGAATCCTTACAGACAATAGAACTCCCAATCTACAAGAAGACCATTTCGACCTAAGAAATCAAGACGACTCAAGACCATATTAATTGGAAATGCACCCTTAGCTCAGCTGGATAGAGCAACGGCCTTCTAAGCCGTAGGTCAGTGGTTCGAATCCACTAGGGTGTACCAATTAATCCCCAAATATCGAAAATAAAACTTGACAGTGACCCTCACTTTTTGTTATAATGGCTGTACAAATTGAGAAAAGAGAGAGATTATGACCAATACTGAACTGTTAAACATCCACCTCAACAATAGTGACTTAAACCTCACTAACCTCTCTAACATCAACAACTCAAGTGTTTCCGTTGTGCGTTGTATACTAATACAGTATTACAGCACCAAGGGTTTTACTCACCCAATTCTAAAATAAAACTTGACAATGACTACCACTTTTTGTTATACTATGTATATAATGAAAAATCAAGAGGAAATATAATGTTGTCAGAAAATCTTTTGAAATTAACAGTAAAACTTCTAAGTGAACATTCTCGAAGCCTTACTCGGAAAGAGTTAGTGAATCTTCTGAGATATAAAGAAGATTTGAGTCCAAGTATGTATAGTGAACTGTATAAGATAAGAGTTTTCTTGTTTAAACAAGTAAAGGCCAAACGAATGAATAGCTGGGGAAAGTTTTACTACTTGACTGATGAAGGTCAACAATACTTTTTAGGAGACGCATAATGGCAAACACTTATTTAAAAGAAATTACAGATTGGGGTACATACTCCTGCAAAAACCACACTTACATATTCAATGAAAAGAGTCAGAATATTGGATACATCAAAACAGGAACTAAAGAAGAGATAATCTTCAAGTCTCCTATGAAGCAATTCTCCAAAACAAGACGAAAGTTCGTCACCCTAAAAAGATAAACTTGACAATGGGTCTCACTTTTTGGTATACTATAGTCTGAATCGGGAAACAAATAAATTATGACAAATCAAATCAGAAATCAAAAAGACCAACTTGCCAAACTAATGGCAACGGAAGACTTAACAATCGTGCATAAGAAGGTGCCTACTGCATACTTTGATATGAAGAATAGAATACTTTGTTGTCCTATTCTTAAAGACGATATCTCAAACGAGTTATACGACTTGTTCATGGGTCACGAAGTTGGTCATGCATTACACACTCCATATGAAGGTGTACATAGTGCCGTAACAAAAAACAGAACACTTAAAGGATATCTTAATGTTGTTGAAGACGTTAGGATTGAGAAAGCAATCAAAAACAAATATCAAGGTCTTAGAAAATCTTTCTTCACTGCATATAACGAATTGATGGATATGGACTTCTTTGGAATCAAAGATAGAAACCTTACAGAACTTTCATTGATCGACAAAATCAATCTTATCACTAAGGTCGGAGCAAGAATCAGTATTCCGTTAACCAAGGTCGAACAAGAATTCTTGGACATGGCAAATGCCTGTGAGACTTGGGATGAAGTTGTGGTTTGTGCTGAAGCAATTTACGAATACTCTAAAGAGAACGAAACAAGAAATGAAGACGATGAAGCATTAGTTCCTCAGACAATGTCTATGGACGGAGAAGAAGAAGACGAAGACGGTAACGAGTGGAATGATGACGATTCAGACGAAGACGAAGAGTCGGATGATTTTAGTGACTCTTACGATGATTCAGAAGACTCAGACGAAGACGAAGATTCTCTTCCCGAGATAAAGGATTACACCGATGGTAATGATCACAATGACGAACAAGAGCAGGACGATGTAGAAGACGAAGAAGAGTCTAAACAACAAAAAACCACTGGTAAAGAGGGTGGTGATGGTCAAGGTTCAGATTACGATGAAGAAGACGGTGCCAGAGAGTCGATTACAGAACACAATGCACATAACAATGAAGACCAGTTTCTTTCAGAAGACAACCAAGTCAGAACTCTGATTAATGTCAAGAAAGCATTTGTTAATTCTAATAACTTTGAACACAAAGTTGTTGGTTACAAGCAAATGATTGAAGACTGGGACAAAGGTCTTTGGAACAATGTAACTGGCTATAGGAGGCCTCAAGATGAAGTTGACAGTATGAAAAATAGAGCTGTCAAGTCTTCTAAGAATTTGATTGAGAAAAACAAGAAACTTGTTGCTCACATGGCAAAAGAATTCGAGATGAAACAAACTGCATTGAGAAGTTCGAAAGCAATGAGTGGTAAAACTGGTAAGTTAGATATGAACAAACTTGCAAAGTATCAGATCGTTGATGATGTATTCAAAAAAGTGACAATGTTGCCTGATGGTAAAAACCACGGAGTAACAGTCATGTTAGATTGGAGTGGTTCAATCAGTAGACAAGTGTGTGACCTTTTAGAGCAGACACTTATCCTAGTTCAATTCTGCAAGAAGGTCAACATCCCTCACAGAATTTATCTTTTTACTGATTCATATAACAGATTAGACGATTACAGAAGAAGTGAAAGTTCACATCTAATTGAATTATTCTCAGACAAAATGTCTACTAAAGATTACATCAAGAACTGTATCAATGTTGCAAGTCTTTATAATAACCACTTTGCACAAGGTGTTAGTTACAGACACTTCGATAAGTTCATTACAAAATGGAATGCATGGTTTGAAGAGGTTGAACAACTTGAAGCTGGAAGGTGGCAGTCTTTTGAAACTAGTGCTAACCCTAGTGGTTACAGGTTGGGTGGAACACCACTTGACGCATGCCTAGTGTCACTGAGAGTGTTACTTCCTAAATTCAATGCAGAGTATCAGATTGAGAAGTCAATCCTAACAATCATCACAGATGGTTATTCTCACCAGTCAGAAATCTTCGATAAAGATTCTTCTGAACTAGCTGATGAGGCTGCCCAAACGGAAGGTGAGGATTACTACTCAAGAATCAAAAAGATTAGACAGTTCCAAGACCCATTCTCAAAGAAGTTGTACACTTACTCAGACGGTGTTGGATACAGTAGAGACTACTTTCAGGCAACCACGAACATCCTAGACTGGATATCAAAAGAATGTGGTGTGACTGTCACTGGGTACTTTGTAATGGAAAAGAAGAATGATCTTTGGGGTCTCAGTTCAGAACTTAAAGATGTCCGTATTGATGTCGATGATGTTTGGAAGAAGGTGAGAAAAGAGGGGTACATGATTGAGACCCACGGATACGGAAAATTATTCTTGACTGCAGCTTCCACCTTGAGTGTTGATGGTGATGATACACTATCAGACGAAATGATCGGTGCAAAGAAATCATCACTGATGGCTGCATTCAAGAAAAACCAAAGAAGTAAAACCACTTCAAGATTTTTAACCAATGAATTTATTAAGGAAATAGCATAATGAGAGAACCACTAAGAGTAGACGAAGCATATTACATTAACCACAATACAGATTACAGTGCATTTGCAGATGCTGTCATGGACGTTGGCCCATCACCTTGTGAGAAGTTCGACTGTCCTAAACAAAGTCATTGTGCAGAGTTTGGGGTGGAGTGTAAGGCATTCAGAGTATGGACTAACAATGGTGAGACGGTTTACGATAGACATTTGTCTATGGATAAAGATGGTAACCCTAAAGAGAAAAATATTGAATTATCAGTCGGAAACCTTTTACAAATATGCAAATAAACTTGACAATGGGTCTCACTTTTTGTTATACTATGTATATAATGAAAAAACAAAGGAAAGAATTATGAAATTAGCACTTAAACAAATAATCATGTCAACGACTGAAGTCTCAGAGTTGAACGAAATTATATCACTTTGTAATGAAGTGAAAAAACTGAATGCAAAAGCAAGTTTGTCGGTTGGACAAAAAGTTTATGTTGTTCAAAAAACCAAGAAGACTCTTGGTGAGATTGTGAAAATCAAAATCTCTAGAGCAACTGTGAAATTGCCAGAAGGTAATTACTCAGTTCCATTAACAATGTTGGAGGCAGCGTAATATGAGCTTAAGAACTTATGATAGAACCGAGTCAATTGTCATTTCAGGCAAAGACTTCCATTTTACACCCGATAGGAAAGAGTTCCTCGAAACTCTTGTAAAGACATATCCCAATCAAACGAACTTCGTCAAAGAAGACTTTGTGGCTATTGGTGGAATGCCTTACTGGGTCAAATCATCAAGGTATGATTTTAAAGATAATGGTATCTTTAATCTCCATGCAGTGGTTAAAGGTTACAACGGTGGGTATGAACCCGAAGTTCAAACCGCACCGATACAACCTGCCCCTATCAGTGCAGTTAGTGTTCCACAAAACATGCCAGTTGCAGCCAAAACTGTTGCTGTCAACTCCCTTGACAACTTCAAGATAATCCCCGAAAAAATGGAGAACTATGTTCCCTTCGGTCATTATAAAGATGTCAAGAACATCATCAAGTCAAAATTATTCTTTCCAATCTTTGTGACTGGTCTGAGTGGTAATGGTAAAACATTGATGGTAGAGCAAGTCTGTGCCATGCTGAAGAGAGAACTCTTCAGAGTCAATATCACCATCGAGACCGATGAGGATGATTTGATGGGTGGTCACACTTTACAGGGTGGAGACATCATGTTCAGAGAAGGCCCAGTTATCAAAGCAATGAGAAAAGGTGCAGTTCTACTACTTGACGAAGTTGACTTAGGGTCAAACAAGTTGATGTGTCTGCAATCAGTTCTTGAAGGTAAAGGATACCTAATCAAGAAAACTGGTGAGTGGGTTACACCTACTAAAGGTTTTACAATCCTTGCGACTGCAAATACCAAAGGTCAAGGTTCAGACGATGGAAAGTTCATTGGAACTCAAGTCATGAACGAAGCCATGTTGGAAAGATTTGCAATCACCATGCAACAAGAATATCCCCCAGTGAAAACTGAGAGAAGTATTCTCTCGAAAGAGATGGCATTGACTGGTGAAGTCGATCAAGAATTCTGTGAGAAACTTGTGGACTGGGCAGACATTATCAGAAAATCATACTACGAAGGTGCAATCGATGATGTCGTGACCACTAGAAGGTTGGTTCACATTGTCAATGCATACAGAATGTTCAATGACAAACTGAAGTCCATTACAATGTGTATCTCAAGGTTCGATCAAGAAACGAGAGATTCGATTCTAGACCTTTACACTAAGATAGATGCAGGGGTTGATTTAAATGCCCCTGTTGAAGAAAACCCTATTGACGAATCATCATACTAAGGGTATACTAAGGTATGTTTGGAAATAAATCAAAAATAGACTACAAATACAACGAAGGAGAACTCTTAGCGGAGTTTTCCCAGTATGTTGACAAGACCTATGACCAACATTATAGTCTGAGCAAGTATCAGGCAACTGAGTTCATTATGGACGCAGGTCATGGGGAAGGTTTCTGTATTGGTAATGTGATGAAATATGCACAACGATACGGAAAAAAAGAGGGTAAGAACCGATCTGACTTATTGAAAGTCATACACTACGGATTTCTTGCATTAAATAATCACGACAAGGAGAACAACCAGTGATGAAAATAAGTAACGACACGAGAGATGTCTTAAAGAATTTCTCAACCATAAACTCGGGTATTCGAGTTAAAACAGGAAACACGCTGGAAACTATTTCGAATATGAAAAATATCCTTGCTGTGGCTACTGTGACGGAGGAGTTCCCAAAGAATTTTTCCATCTATAATCTGCCAGAATTTTTGGGAGCAACTTCTTTATTAGAAGACCCCGAATTCAATTTCAATGATACATCATTGTCTATTGAGGATTCAAATTCTAAAATGGATTATCATTATGCATCTGAAGGAATGGTTACGGCCCCCGATAAGATGATTACCATGCCAGAGGCAGAGATTACATTTAGTATTACTTCTACACTGTTGTCAGACTTGAACAAAGCTGCAAGTGTGTTGGGTGTAAACGATCTAGTGTTAACCTCGGATGGAACTAGTCAGACGTTGACAGTCAAAGATAAGAAGCAACCAACCTCAAACACATTCGCAAGAGTTGTGGGTGAAGGGGACGGTATCTCTTATTCAATGAACTTCAAGATTGAGAACCTAAAACTACTCGCAGGTAACTACGATGTTTCAGTTTCTTCAAAGGGAATATCACATTTCAAGAATTCGGATGTAGCAATTGAATATTTCATTGCACTAGAACCTGATTCTTCTTATGGAGTTTGAACCAATCGGTATAAATAAAAGTGAGTGTGTAGTGCTAAGTCATTGCACCACACTCGGGAATGAAACCTTCTCATCAATCATCAAGGTGTTTCATGCTAGTTTTTCGGCGGGGTTAGACTAATCTTATTATGAATGAATTTCTATATGTCGAGAAATATCGACCACAAACAATCGAGGAGACAATACTTCCTCAACAGTTTAAAGACCAATTCAAAGAATTTGTCAAACAGGGTGAAATCCCTAACCTTTTATTATGTGGTACGGCAGGTGTAGGTAAAACTACCATTGCTAAGGCACTCTGTAATGAGTTAGGTGCAGACTTCATCGTAATCAATGGTAGTGATGAGGGTAGACTCATAGACACCCTTAGAACGAAGATTAAGAACTTTGCATCGACAATGTCATTGATGGGTGGGCCTAAGGTGGTTATCCTAGATGAGGCAGATTACATATCTGCAGAATCAGTTCAACCAGCATTGAGAGCATTCATCGAAGAGTTCTCCAGTAATTGTAGATTTATATTCACTTGTAATTACAAGAATCGAATCATTCCTGCATTACACTCAAGAACAACTGTAATCGATTTCAAGATTGCACCAAAAGAGAAACCTGTTCTTGCAAACCAATTTCTAAAACGACTGAGTAAGATATGCCAATTGGAGAACATCAAAACTGAACCAGCAGTACTTGCTGAGTTGGTTATGAGATTCTTCCCCGACTTCAGACGTGTTCTGAACGAGGTTCAACGATATGGAGTTGGTGGTGTTATCGACACTGGTATACTTTCATCACTAAGTGAAGAGAAGTTTACACCATTGATCGATATGATCAAAGATAAGAATTGGAGTGCAATGAGAAAGTGGGTCGGACAGAATTCCGATAACGACTTCAACACTCTATTCAGAAAAGTTTTTAACGCATTGGAACTACGATTGCAACCCCAATCCATTCCAGCTGCTGTTTTAATAATTGCAGACTATCAGTATAAGGCTGCATTTGCAATGGACAGTGAAATTAACTTCACTGCTTGTTTGACTGAAATAATGTCGGAGTGTAAATTTAAATGAGTGAACATGATGAAGTCGTAGAACGACAAAGACAAATATTAGAGGCAGAGACTTGGGCAAAGGGTGTTAAGACACTTCATGCACATTCACTATCTTCATGCTGGTATGATACTAGAGGCAACGATGGTTCGGTACTGGATACTGAATACAATGATGGTGTCATCAAACGAGAAATCCGAAGCACAGGTGAAATTGTTTACTTTGGTGAATCTCTTTCAGGTCAAGAATTACTTAATTCTTATTCAAGAAACACAGGTAAGTAAATGCCTAAACCCACTGGTCGTAATCCTTTCGACTTTGTCAAGTCCGTTTCCTATGATAAAAAAGATATCATGGTGGATGAAGTCGAAGAAAAGAGTTATGCACCCTTCCTAGCAAATAAATCATTGTCTTACCACCAAGACTCTGTTTTCTTCACCAACGAGATGAATATACGCCATGGTCTCGATAATCGTCTTCAATATCTATTTTTCCTAAATACTTTACGAAAACGACAAAGGTTTGGTTCATGGGAAAAACCTTATGTCAGTATAAAAATAGACACGATTAAAAATTATTATCAAGTATCGACATTGAAAGCAAAAGAATATATGACTATGTTGACAGATAAAGAAGTTCGTGAATTGAAAAACAGAATGAATATCGGTGGACAAAATGGCAATGGAACAAAGTGATAATCTTATAAAGGATTTGGTTGAAATTACCTTCCCCGAAAAAGACGACTTCCTCAAAATCAGAGAAACACTATCCCGAATAGGGGTAGCATCAAGACGTGATCAAGAACTATTTCAATCATGTCACATCCTACATAAACGTGGTAAGTATTATATCACACACTTCAAAGAATTATTTAAACTAGATGGTAAACCTACAAGCATCGATGAATCAGATATCGGTAGACGTAACACCATCGTTAAACTACTTGCACAATGGAAACTAGTGTCAATAGTAGATGAAAGTAAAATAGTAGAACCACAAGCTCCCCTTTCACAAATCAAGATCATTCCGTTCAAAGAGAAAAAAGAGTGGAAACTTACAACAAAGTACTCCATTGGTGGCACTAAATAGATAAATACCTCTGTTATTAACTTAAACAGGAGAATGGTATGTTAGAATTTTTACAGTGGGTCATAGCATGGGTACAGGTACTTCCTTGGTTAGTTATGGGTGCATCTTTGATTGCAGCTTTAACTCCAACACCGATAGATGATGGGTTAGTGAAAAAAATGTATAAGGTCATAGACTGGTGTGCTTTCAATATAGGCAAAGCAAAAGAGTCATAAATAGTATAGTAAATATAAATAATTTAAGAGGTAAATTATGGAATATGTAATAGTAGCAGTTGTAATCGTAGCGTTAGGGTTTCATCTTTTCAGTAAGAAGGAAGTTGCTAAGTCTAAACCAGCATCTAAACCTAGTGTCTCAAGTAAATCAACACCTAGTGTTGCAGAATTGAAAAAGCTAACGAAGCTTCAATTATTGGCCATAGCAGACAGGGAAAACATTAAAGTAAAACGTAGTGGTTCCAAGGCAGAAGTCGTTAAATCGATTGTACAGCACAAGTAAACCGTAGTAGGTTTCTGAAAAGACACTTCGGTGTCTTTTTTTTTGGTCTAAAGTAATGGAACACCTAAATAACACTATGGAACAGATATTTGATTTGATAGGAGAAGTGGGAGCCCCGATTGCAGGAAGTCTTGTGATGGGATTTTTCATATTCATAGTAATTAAACAGATACTAGAAGGGATTGTAGAATCGATTGGTACACTTACCATGTTCTGCACATCCTTAGAAAACCGTGCCAGAATGATGTCGAATGAGATGATTAAAATCGATCTCCTAGTGTCCAGTGCATTAGAACTTAGACCCGACATCGACAGAGTTGCTCGTGCAGAAAACTTCATAGAAGATGGAAAACTGGATGTAAGGAGAGACTAGTGGATATTGCTCAGGCTATATCCGACTACGGATTCCCAATAGTAATGTCAGTTGGACTGGGTTACTTCATCTATTATGTTTGGTGGTTCATCGGAGAACACATCGAACCCCAAATTGAAAAAATGCATTTTGCACTTATTAAAGTGATAGATCAAGTTAGAATGTTAGATCAAGATTTAATTCGTTTGCAACAAAAGGTAAACGTGGTTCTCGAAATGAAGGAGAACCTAAAAAAGAAAGCAGGAGAAAACGATAATGGAAAAGAAAACTAAACTAGTTCTGTGGGGTTCTGCAATTGTATTGTCACTTGCAATCTTTAGCACAGGTGTTAAATCAGACGAAATAGTGTTTGGATTTAAGAGTCCGTCCTTCAGTGGTGCTGGCCAGTCGTCACACTATCTCACCATTGAGAACCAAGAGAAATCAAGACGTGATAAAATTGAACAAGGTATAGAAGATAAGATTAAACAAGCAGAGAGAGATGCTTCGAACACTACACTAGCTAAGTTTTTGAGAAATGTGGAGAGCAGAATTTATGCTCAGATAGCAAAACAGTTAGTAGAGAATATGTTTTCTAATGGAGAGGGCGCAGATTACGGCACATTTACCATCGAAGGAAATACTGTGACGTATGAGAAAATGATTGGTGAAGATGGTGGAGAATTTATAAGATTGACAATTGTATCTGAGGATGGAACAACAACGACTTTGGATATACCAGTCGGCACTGGCGGGTTCTAGAAGTGAGACAACTTGCAATAGTTGGCCTCTTGACGGTTTTGTTCACCACTGGGTGTGCAAGTGTTCCGTCTATGACTGATAGTTGCACGTCTATTGTAATGAGTAGAGTGGGAGAGTGTATTGAAGAAGCAGAGATAGTTAAGATACCCACGTATCAAGAACTTGCTGATCTTCCCCCAGCAACGAATATGCCAGTGGTTGCAGTCTATGCTTTCCTAGATAAGACAGGACAACGAAAGAGAATGGATGGAGTCGCATCGTTCTCAACTGCAGTAACACAAGGTGCAGAATCATTTCTAATTGATGCACTTAAAACTGCAGGGAAAGGGAAGTGGTTTAGAGTAGTAGAACGAACAAGTCTTGATGCACTCGTAAGAGAGAGACAGATCATTCGTTCTACTAGAGAAGATTTTGCAACGAAAGAAGGTAATGAAGATGCCCCAACAGGTATTCAACCTTTGCTCTTTGCAGGAATCCTACTGGAAGGTGGGATTGTTGGTTATGATACTAACATTGAAAGCGGTGGTAGAGGAGCAAGATTCCTAGGAATCGGGTCTTCTGTTTCTTATCGAAGAGATGTGGTTACTGTAAGTTTGAGAGGAATATCAACACTTACAGGTGAGATTTTGTTAAATGTGCAGACTAAGAAGACGATACTCAGCACAGGTGGAGGTTATGATGTATTCCGTTTCGTTGATATGGATACGAAATTAGTGGAAATAGAAGATGGTGTGGCTTTTAATGAGGGAGTTACGAAAGCAACTCGTTCAGCAATAGAACTAGCCGTCCTCGAACTTATATACCAAGGACACGATAGAGGTTTTTGGGTAATTACGGATAAACATCTTAACGATGAACATCCAATAGGAGAAACAGATGAAGAATAAATTATTACTCATTATGTTAACATTAGGATTATCATCTCAGGCTTTTGCTGGAGATGACGATAACGAAATATGGCTACAGCAAAGTGGTACTGGATTGACTTTAAACTTGACCCAAAAAGGTTATGGTAACAAAGTTGGTGGAGATGACTTTAGTGGAACATCAATTGATATGATTTTAACTGGTGCAACAAACAGTTTAACTCTTATCCAGTATGGTGACTCTAACAAACTATACGGCCCTTTCCTTGCAGATACGTCAACAGTAAACTTAACGTTCACTGGTGATAGTAACTCGATGGACTGGAACTTTGGTTATGTTGGAAGTGCAGATAGTGCCAATATGTTAGGAACCATTACAGGTTCATCTAACACATTTGACATCGATGTTGGTTACGAGGCATCTGCTGAATACTTAAACTGGGACTTAGTAACAACTGGTTCAAGTAACGTATTCACAACTAAAATAGATAGTGATAACGCCGTTTGGAATTGGACTGTTACAGGTTCGTCAAACGACATCAATACACTCATGGCTGATGCTACAGATAATTCATTAACTGCAGTTCTAACTGGTTCTTCAAATGATATTGATATCATTCAGAAGAGTGGTTCAGATACAGGTTGCCCAACTGGTCAATCTTGTAGTGGTATTATTGACGTATCCTTTGTGACCTCTAATGCAAATATTGACATCGTTCAACAAGACGATAACGATTAGTTTTCTACTTATCGGTTCATTAGCACTTGGTGCTGAACCGATAGGGGAGATTACAGAATATAAAGGGTCGGCTGGAATGTCACGTGACGGAGAGTCTTCCGTCATTGATGCTTCTGCCGAATCCGATGTGCTTATCTATGATACTGCACAGACTCAGAATGGACGAATGAAAATTCAGTTCATTGGTGATGAAGAATTAGAATTAACAGAACACTCAAAAGTTTGGATTGACGAGGTCTATTACGACCCCGACCCCTCAAAGTCAAAGATGGTCATGAGAATGGCATCAGGCACCGCTCGATTTGCTTCGGGTTTCGGTGGAAAGATAAAGAAAAGTAACATAAATATCAGTACACCTACTGCACAAATCACAGTTCGTGGCACCGACTTCACCACAAGTATTGATGAGATCGGAAGGTCATTGGTAATTTTACTGCCTGATAGATGGGGAAACCCTTCAGGAGTTGTAATTGTAAGTAATGCAGGAGGAACGGTGACACTAGACGAGGCTTACCAAGCAACGATGGTGAGTACATATGACGATTCTCCAACTAAACCAGTTGTAGTGAACGGTATAACACCAAATTTGATTGATAACATGTTTATTGTTAATCCACCCGATGAGGTCACGAAACAAGTATCCGAAGAATCGAGTTCTTCAGAGAACGATTCGAGTAATGTTCTTGATGTGGATTTTCTAGAATTCAATGATCTAGAAGAGGATTACTTCGAAGACGATGAATTGGAATACACAGAGCTCGACAGAGATTTATTGGATGTTGATTTCTTACAGGATTTACTTGATGTTATCGTAGGAATAGACAAAAAGGTTGGACTAGATAGACAAGCTAGTAAAGCATTTGGAGTAGTAAGAATTGACGGAACACTTCCAGGCTTTGACAAGGATACACAATACTCAACTATTGTAGATTCAGGTCTAGGTCAGGTTTGGTTCTATAGGGAAGTTAGTGGAATTATTTCCATTAGATTACCAATACACGCTCAGGCGAGTATTAGAACCATAACAGACGAAAAAGAGTCATCAATTACGATGGGTGATGGTTCGTCTCTAAATATAACTATCACACAAACAAACTAGGAGATATTAATGAATATTAGGGAAAAATTACGAGGGTGGCACGAAGATCAAATCTACGGATTTCAAAAGGCCACTCGACTCGATGATTACCATATGTATTGGGTATCATTCGCAGAAGGGATTATACTTACATTATTATTTTTGTGGCTAATCTAAACACATGAAAAAGTTTTTATCATTCTTAGTTATGTTACCTTTGGTAGTCTTCGCAACTGATGACAACAAGGTTGATGTGAACACGACAGGGAGTCAGTCAAACGACTCCCTTGTCTTCAATGTAACTCAAATAGGTTACGACAACGACACCATCTTTACAATAGGTGGGTCATCAAATTCAATACTCATCAAGCAAGAAGGAAACAACAACGAGATTTCCTTCGTAGATTACTGGGGTTCGGGAGAAACTTGGGGTGGAGACCTCGATGGTAATTCTAATGCATTGCACTTCGAACAAAGTGGAACTGGTTCTAAGAACGATATAGGATTCCACATACAAGGAAATACCAATGCTGTTCGATGGGGACAAGGAACAGTACTCAATAATTCATCCGACACCACATTTGATTCTGCCTCAGCTGTCGCAGACGATGGTGGTCATAAACTAAACCTAGACATCCATGGAAGTGATAACACACTCATAGGATATCAGAAATCCAATTTGGTAAATGGTGGAGACCATACTGCAACGGTATATTTTTACAGCGATAATAACACTGCATGGTTACGGCAACAAGGTGCTGGTGATAAGACTCTCTATCTGAGAACGAACAACGATGATAACGTAGTAAACAGTAATCAAAAAGGAAGTGGGGATCATACGACATCCATTACACTTGGTGGTTCATACGGAACTACACTCAACCTAATACAAAATAGTTCATCAAACCAGTCATACAACCTTACACAAAGCTGCGTCACAGCTGGTGGTTGTACACTAACAATGACACAAGAATAATGGATTCACGAACACTCATAATGGTAAACGAATACCGAATCTCCCAACGCAAAAAGTTTTGGAGAAAGATTCTTGCAGCGTTTATTGCAGGAACTTGTCTTGGTCTTGCACTTTATGTTTTCTTTTACCATATGTAAACCCTAAATAACTATATGGCATATTCTAAAGAAGTAGTAGAACGGTTTGAAGCAGTAATTGCTAACCCTCTAAAACATGCTGTCGGTTCACTCGACAGGAAAAACCCCAAGGTTGCAACAGGACTTGCAGGAGCTCCTGCATGTGGTGATGTGATGCAACTACAACTCTTACTTGATGACAACGAAAAGATTGTTGATGTCAAATTCAAGACTTACGGATGTGGAAGTGCAATTGCATCTTCGTCATTGTTCGTAGATTTAATGATGGGTAAGACGATTGCAGAAGCAAAACTAATCAAAGACAAAGACATTGCAGATGCACTACAACTTCCACCAATCAAATTACATTGTTCAGTACTAGCCGAGGACGCCATCAAACAAGCGATGGTGGATTACGAGTCAAAACAATCAAAAGACTACAAACACCCGATCTTAGATCACGTTTGATTCAGAGGTGACAACTAGTGTATAGTTGGAAATCCGTTTTAGTAACCATTGCGTTACTGCTCACACTTAAGATTTGGAATCCGTATTTCATTGAAAACATTTCGTGGACATGGTTTGATTACCTACACCAATCACAAGAAATTGTCCAAGTTGATGATATCGTTTTGGTGGACATCGATGAGAGATCGTTGGAAGAATTCGGTCAATATCCCATACCTCGGGGCATTTATCGTGACCTTCTCCTTAACAGTCATTTCTCTAATACCAGTGTCTTTACCATACTCTTTAGTGAACCTGATCGTGACCCCCTACAGGACGAGATTCTCTCAGAGGGACTTGTCAATCGATTGACAATCATATCCTCTTCACCAACTATTCAAAAAGACAGTGGCAGTGCGCCATTCGTTGGTAACTCTACATTCGGTGGAGGTGACGCAAAGAATTGGTTATGGAATTTCTCAGGTATAACATCTCCCCTTAAGATACTTCAGGATAATACTTACGGTGTTGGAGTGAGTGTTGCAACACCTAGTGTAACAGGAACACCAAACTTTGACGGCACAACACGGTCTGCACCCCTCATTGTTACTGCAAACAATCAAGTCTATCCATCCATTGCACTCGAAACACTTCGTGCATTAAAAGACCAACCAAGTTACCAAACAAAAATTACTCCTGAGATGGGAGTGGAGTGGATTAGGATGGGAAGAGATAAACCTATCTCCACCACCCCAACCAGTGATGTTATGGTGTCCTATTGGAATGGTTTCCAAAGGATTTCTGCTGTAGACCTACCCGACTCTAACCTAGAGAATAAGATTTTAGTGTGGGGGTTAACTGCAGAGGGATTGAACAATCCAGTTTCAACTCCAGTGGGAGTAATGTATCCCCACGAAGTTCAAGCACACCTAATTCAAACCGTCTTGACAGGAGTTCAAATAAAACAATCCTACTATCTTGAATTGCTTGAATCTGTTCTTCTTCTGATAAGTTTGATAATGATAATGGTGATGGTTTACAAACTGCCCACAGCTCTTTCGGGGGTAGTGAGTCTAGGACTTGTAGTACTTCAGGTGGGTGGGAGTTATTACATTTGGACTTCAGAGCTCGTTCTTTTCGATACCTTCTTTTCATCTATGGCCTCCTTAGTAGTGTTTGGTCATGCATCTTTCAATCAATACTATACAACCTACAAACTCAAAGAAGAAATCAAGAAGCAGTTCCAAAAGTATTTATCTCCTGACATGGTTGACGCACTCGCAAAAGACCCATCTTTATTGAAATTAGGTGGAGATAGAAAGGAACTTACATTCATGTTTATGGACATCTGTGGATTCACCCCTATAAGCGAACACTACATGAAACAAGATGACCCCGAAGGATTAGTAGAACTGATTAACAAATTCCTTGACATGCAGACTAAGATAATCCTAAATAATGGTGGTACTATAGACAAGTATATGGGCGACTGTATCATGTCATTTTGGAATGCACCTCTTGATTGTCCCGAACATGCAGAACTTGCCGTCAAGTCTGCAGAAGAGATATTAATTGCAACCAAGGAACTTAATGACGAACTCAAACCTCTCGGTCTTCCACCCATTAACGTGGGCATTGGTATTAATACTGGCGAGTGTATCGTTGGAAACATGGGCTCAGAACTTAGATTTGACTATTCCGTCATTGGAGATGCCGTCAACCTTGGTGCTAGACTCGAAAGCCAAACACGAAATTATGATGGGGTGGACGTGTTGTTGGGCGAAGAAACATATCGACAGTGTCCATCTAGAACATTCTCTGAAGTTGACAGAATCACAGTCAAGGGTAAATCAGAACCAGTTACAGTTTACACTATCTGATCAACCTAGTACACTTCAGTGGTCTGCATTCATAACACTTCAACTATTAGATATCTATACTTCATACAGAGGACTTAAATACGATTGTGTTGAAGAAAAGGGCCCACTCATGGGTAGTAATCCAACTGTAGGAAGAATGTTAACAACCAAGATTGCAGTCCTCACCCCTGCCTTGTCATATGATTTAAACAATGGTGGTATAACCAGTATGATGATGAGTGATATGAATGTATTCATGGCTGCGGTTGTTGCCCACAATCATACTATCTATAAGAAGGCAAAAGAAAATTGTATAAAAACCCCTTGATCTTTTAAAACTTATCTGTTATACTGTCTAAATACTATTGTAATGCCCATTTGGGGTTACATAATATAACTTGCTTAATTAAGGAGAAAACTATGACAAGCAGACAGCTCGGAGACTTCGATGTCTTCAATTTCGGGAAATCATTCCCATTCGCAATCGGGTTCGACAGAACTCTTCAACTATTAGAACGTGCCAATCAGTCACCAACTAATACAAGCTACCCCCCTTACAATATTGTAAAACACGATGCAGAGAATTTCACCATCGAACTTGCAATTGCTGGGTTCACCAAGGATGATATTGATATCTCGAAAGAGAAGAACGTGTTAACTATCTTTGGTAAACAACCCGATGATAAGGAAATCAAAAGAGAATTCATCCATAGGGGACTTGCAGGACGATCATTCAATCGTGTCTTTACACTTGCAGACGATATTATCGTCAAGGGTGCAGATATGAAAAATGGTATCTTGAGTGTCTCATTGGAGAGAATTGTGCCCGAAGAAGATAAACCCCAAGTAATTAAAGTTTCTTAAGAAACCCTCTTGGTGATACCTCTATTGTATTGTATAATAGAGGTATCTTATATATTATGGAGAAGATAAATGTCAGAAGATATTCACATGGGATTACCCCTAGAGATTGGTCAAGAAGTACCAAACGTAAACTTAATGACCAAAACTGAAGATGGTATGGTCGCACTTAACACTAAAGAACAATTCGCAGGACAAAGAGTAGTCCTTTTTGCATTGCCTGGAGCTTTCACTCCAACCTGTTCAACAGCACATTTACCTGGCTTTGATGCATTGTATTCTCAGTTTGTAGAAAAGGGTATCGATGCAATCTATTGTCTATCAGTCAATGACACCTTTGCTATGAACAATTGGTTCGAACAATTGGGTATTAAAAATGTTAAACCTCTTGCAGATGGTAACGGTGAGTTCACTCACAAAATCGGTGCAGAGTGTAAGAAATCAAATCTTGGATTCGGATATAGATCATGGAGATATGCATTAGTATTGAATGACGGCAAAGTCGAACACCTGTTCATCGAAGAAGGTTTCGAAGACAACATTGAGACCGACCCATTTGAAGTATCAAGTGCAGAATACGTTCTAGATTCTATCTAAAAACCACTAGTCACAATGTGCTAAATATAGTATAATGGAGACTATGATGAAAGATAATCCGAACAAGTATTTTCAATACCACTTAGAAGACCTTCACCGCAACAGTGCAAAAAAGGAGTTTAATTACATTACTTTCTTTGCTGGTGGTGGAGGTTCTTCATGTGGTTATAAACTCGCAGGTGGTGACGTTCGTTATATGAACGAGTTCCAACAACTACACGTTGACACTTACCTAGAAAACTTCCCTAACACTACCCATGAATGCAGAGACATCAAAGAAGTCACTGCAGAAGGAATCATGGAACTCAGTGGACTCAAAAAATACGAATTAGATATCATGGATGGGTCACCACCTTGTCCACCATTTTCTATGGCAGGTTCCAAGAAAGAAGGTTGGAACAAAGAGAAGATGGCTTATGGTATGAAACAACAGAACATTGAAGACCTTACATGGGAAATGATTAGGATTGCCGAAGGGTTAATGCCTAAAGTTATAATATGTGAGAACGTGAAAGGTCTCTCAATGGACTATGCAAGAGACCATCTAAACAGGATGGTAAACGACTTTGAGAAACTTGGATACTCAGTTACTTGGAAAGTCATGAAGGGTCATCAGCACGGTGTACCTCAGAAGAGAGAAAGAGTATTCATGGTTGGTGTACGTGATGATGTACT